TAAATTATATCATAAATATCTTTATTTTTCAAGTAAAATAAAAAAATAGGTAATTTAATGGCTTTAGCCATTAAATTACCTATATAAATAATTTATTTTAAATATTGTTTAGAACAAAATCCAGTGTATTTTCCATATGTAACATAATACCAATTTTCAGTATAATATCCATAACAAGTAACTTTACTACCATATGGCATAACTGTAATAATTGGTTTTGATAAATTGGCGCCTGACCGCAATCTTAAATTTGCTGTCGTTGTATAAGTTTTTGCAATTTTTTTATTAAAAGATTCGGCATAATCAATTTTTATTGTGGTATTGGTTTTAGGTTCTTTGACTGTTGTTGAAATATTCCCAATTGTAGATGTTTCTTTTTTCTCTTTTTTAATTCCATATTTGGGTTTAGCATATCCACGAATATAACCCCAACCAATAGGAATAGTTCTACGACCAACAACTCCACCATTCATATTACCTTCAAGAACAATAATATTATTATCAGAAACTGATTCAACCATTCCTATATGGTCTGAATAACCATTATTTGGTTGAGTATTATCATCCCAGTTATATATAATTAAATCACCTTTTTCTGGTGTTATTGTTCCATCTTCTTCCCAAATACCAGCTTTTTTAAATAATGCAACATGATTTTCTACGCCGCACTCTGTCCCACCTATTAAATCAACTGCATTTAATTTAATAAAAATTGCACTAATTGTTGTATCACAATAGGCGTCAGAATATGTAACCTTATATCCTCTTGCTCTTGGAGTATAATTATTATAAGTATCAATAATTATTTTATGAGTTCCTTTAGAACGAGATAGTCCTATCCATGTTCTAAAAAGATTTAATGCATCATCTGCGGTAATCACATTATTATTGTCATGGCTATTTGTCTATTCTTTTAAGTTATTATCTAACATTGTTTCATCAAATAAATAATTCATATCTACATAGCCATTAATGCCGCTAATCCTACCTGTTGAAGTGTATTGTTGCATGGCGCATGGATAATCAGGAGCTCCAGCATAGTCAGCAAGCCAAATTGGATAATCAGATAATTGATTCCAATCATAATAATTTTTATAATAGTCAGTATTGGTATAAATAAATAATTTTTTACATCCAAGTGCTTTTAATTCATCTAAATATTCTTTTGTATATGCAGTACATTTTTCTTTGGTACAAATTTCTTTATTTTTCTTCCAAGTGTCATATTCAAGATCCGCCGCAATCCAAATTTCTTCAGGGTTTAAACCAGCTTTTTTTATATTATTAAAAGTTGATTCTGCATTTTCTTTAATTGTAGCATTATTGGTATAAATAAAATGATATACCATAATAGGAATATTATTATTTTGGCATTCTTTTGTATATTCAATAAAGTTATTATCAATAGCTTTTCTATAGCCCTATCTAAGAACAATAAAATCCATTTCATTACTGGCTTTTATTTTTTTAAAATCTACTGTCCCTTGATGATAAGAAATATCAATTCCTTTTAACATAATAAACCTCCATTATTCTTTTGGCTTTGGTTTATCATATGTCATTGCTTGCTTACTATCTGTTACACCTTCTGTGGTTGGGTCATTAATCGCATTCCAAACAGAAACAACAATTAATCCTAAAACATAAGGATTTTGTAAAGCCTCTATAAGAACTTTTCCTAATATTGCCCAAGAAGTTAAATCCTGAAATGTTAATCCAGCATATGCTAAAATAGGAGTAAAAACTGCAAGAATTATTTGAACAATAAAAACAGGATTTTTAAATCTTACTTTAAAATTCATTTAACTACCTCCTTAAAATATAAAAATAAGGAACTAGTTAAATACTAGTTCCTTGAAAAACATAAGATTTTTGTTCTGTATATATTATTAAAAATATAATTTAATAATTATTTAATTTTGTCCCAATTATTAAAATCATTGATAATTTCATCAATAGAAACTGGAAAACAGTTATGAGCATCAACGGCTACATTATAAGATCCACAAGGTTCAAAAAGTTCTTTAGAATGAGTATGACCACTGAGACAAAGAGTTCGTTGTTTTAAGGGCTTTTTATAATCATCAAAATTAGTTGTGCAAGTTGGAAAATGACTTATATAAAAGTGATATTTATTATATTTAATTATTCCTGCATATCCAACAGTTTCTACTACATTATAGCATTTGGATACAATCTCTTTTCTATTGTCTGTATCATGATTCCCCCAAATCAAGTGAATTTTACCAGGAAGTTGATTAAAAAGACTAATTCCTGATTCAAGTTCTCCAAGGAAATTATCACCAAGAAGATAAAGATCATCTTCCCATGTGATTATTGAATTAAAATTTTTAATAATAGTATTATTCATTTCATAAATATTTTTAAAACCGCGGGGTTCATAAATAAAAGGTTTATTATGGTTTAGATGGAGATCTGATGAGAAATAAATCATTAAAATGGTTCTCCTTTATATGTTATTTTATTTTCTTTACTGTTGTAACGATAAATTCTATAAAATCCTTCGCCGAGAGAAGGCTCAATAAACTGGGAAAACATGCGGCAGATGATTTCTCTAGGTACATAAGCCCTAGTTCCTTTTCGTTCTTCATTTCTTTCAAGGCAAGTTTCTAAATCTTCATCAATCCAAATTAAATTAGCATGTTCGTATCCAGTAATATGCTGAAGCAGCCACTTTCTCGCTCTTGGAGTGAGAGAAGTCTGATCAACATAAACAGTCTTATTTGCGGCAAGCGCTTCATTGATTTGATTCCAAAAAATTTCAAGAACTTCGTCTTCATGAGAAAAATAATCTTCTTCAGGTTTTACTATTGAAAATCTAATAGCATCACGAGAAATAATTACTGAATTATTATTTTTAATTTTATTTTTAAGAAAAGTAGATTTTCCACTTCCAGGGACCCCGCACATTAAATATAAATTAGCCATTTTAACCTCTTTTATTATTTTTTATATTCCGAAATGATGTCTTCTTATCAAAACCATGATTTTCTAATTTATCAATATCTGTGATACCTATTGATTCTGTTCTTTCTGAAGCAGTTTTTTCTAATGAAAAGTACTCTTCAAAAGATAAATAAATATCAATTGGATTAACGATATTTGTAATTCCGCAAGCCTTTAAAAGAGGGATCTTTTTTTCACATGTAGTTAGATTTCTTTTAATTTTATAATCATTAGTATTAATTTTTTGAATAAGAGTATTTAATATTTTTTCATTGCTAGCATTTTTTTTATTCTTATAAAATAATGGAAAAGAAAAAGAAATTATATCAAATTTAATTAATTCTCTTTTTTTATTATAATTCTTCCAAGTTGTTAATAGTGTTATATTATAATTTGTAGGTCTATTATAAATATTTTTTTCTGTAATTTTTAATAAAAATAACCAAAAAGTATTACAAATTTGAAGTAAAAGATATTCACTATCATCATTTGTAAACCAAATGTTACTACAAATAAAATCTTTTGTTAATAAAAATGAATTTGTTCTGTCAAAAGTTAAAGAATTATCATAATATATGTTTTGAATATAGTCATAAAAATCTGAATTTTTATCAATGATTCTCATTATTATATAACTCCTTTCTTTTTTAAATTACCTCTAAAAATTCTATATGGTTCTTTTCTTTCTCCATTTTCATTAAAATTATGATATTTCATCTCTAAATTAAAATCTTCATAATTATAATCAGTATATATAGGACGAATTTCTACATGATTCCAAGTTTTACCGCAATAAATACAATATAATTTTTTTAAATGTCCAGCTTCGCGGGACTGTCCTGATCTGCGACTAATTGGAACTCCCTCATGTCCGCAATTGCAACAAAACATTTTTGAAATTGAAAAATCATCATTTTTTCTTCTCATTGTAAAAACACATCCTTTCTTTTTTGTTTTTCTATATATATTATAATAAAAAATAAATAAAAAAACAAGGCAGTTGTTTTATAACTACCTTGTAGAAATATTTTATTAATGGCTGTTGAGATGCGTTCGAGTTTTTATTCAACATTTAAACATCTTCATTCATGACGCTCCATAAGTATCTTATGGGTCTGTGAATTTGCATCCAGTAGTACCATTTAATAAATTCATTTTTCATAAATTACTGATGATATTTAAGCAAAAATTCATTAGAAACAGCTTTGAATGATTTCTTTCCATCTTTTGAACGACATACAACTCCTTCGCGAAGATCATGGTCACAAACAGATTCTCCAGTTGCATAACTAAGTAGTTCTTCAACAGTATTTGGCAGAATAAAATTAGTATTAAGAACAGGAACACAAGGAATACCCATATGCTTTTGGAGAAGATCAACCATCTTTTCAGTTCCCCAGCGTCCATCTTTAGAAGTAATGAAGTTAAAAGCCATAAAAGCATGCTCTGGAGTATGATAATCTCTCTTTTGGATACCAGGTCCATATGTTTCACCCTGAATAGTAATCCATTCACAATCTGTAAAATGATTATATAAAAGATCTTTCATCTTATTATAAATATCATATTTTTCTGCCATTTCAGTATAAACATTAGTATCATAGAAGCAAGTTTTTTCGGGCTTATCAAATACTACATTACGAGAACAAACATAAAACTCATCTTTGTGAGGCCACTTTCCACGTTTCATAGTAAAAGTAGTAGAAGTGCCGTCAATTTTTTCAGTTGCAATCCAGGGTTCTTTATCATTTAGAATCCAAGGCATATTCTGGATCCTTTCTTCATCAGTACGAGTTACCCACGTAGGCCAACCAGATTTTTTATCTTTCTTACGTCCAAAAAATACAAAAAGAAATTTTCTACCCCAATCTCGTTTCATAAGCCATCTAAAGGGCTGATGAGAAAATAGTTTGCCATGACGTTGTGCCATTCTCTTATACTTATCATCAGAATTTGCTTTACGAACATTATCTTCTGCAACATAATAAGTTACATTAAGTTTCTTAGTAAGGAAACGAGAATCATCGTAGGGACTATAACATCCATGATCTCCATCTTTTGGGTTCCAAAGAGTTCCATCTGCTTGAATTTCCCATCCAAAATTTGCGGCAGACATTAAAAGTCCCTGGCTTAATGACCGGCACATTCGCTGAGTCTTTATTTTATATTTCTTTTTGGCAAGAAATTCCATATTAGTAAAAGGTTCTACTTCAGGTAGCTTAGAGTCAATTTCAAAATAGATAGCAGGATCTCCCGCATGGAATTCACCTTTTCCAACAACAATAGTCCAACCGCCAACATGAGCAAGTTCAACTCGATCATATCCTTCAATAGGAGTCACCGCATCAATAGTAACTACATATGCGAGTTCTCTTTCGTTATTCTTATTGAGCATTGTTATTATTCTCCTTTTCCATTAGCTCACGTTCATGAGCAATAGCCTTGTTACAATCATTAAAAATAGTTCCATCTGTGCAAATCCATTCAGCTTGAGTTAAAACAAGTCGTTTTTTAATTTTTGTTTTGATGCTTTCATTTATAAGAGTATTACTATGAGTATCATAATAATCTTCAGGAATTAACTGTCCTATTTTAACTTTTTCCCAGCCGTTACCATTTTGTCGTCCTGCGGTAGATGGAGAAAAAATCAATGCAGTTTTATCTTCAAAAAAATGATAAACTTCAACCAAATAATTATCTTTTTTATAAAACATTTTCATTATTACCACTCTTCCTTTCTTTTGTTGAATGTTTTATATTTAATAACAATGACTATCTTCGACTTTATCAATAAATTCTTCAATATATTTTATCATTTCATCTTCTTCAATATAAAAACAATCTCTTTTATATTTAATATAATACCAATTCATAAAATTCATTATAAGTTGCCCAAACCGCCAATCAGGAACATATTTATGAATTCTTTTGAGTTCATTATAAAAATTATCAAGTCGATTAATATCTCTCATAGCATCTCCTTATTTATAATTTCATCTTTTCTTTGTAGTATTTTACCAAACTCAAATCCATCAATTCCACCGCATATATATTTTTCATAAAGATTATAATAACAAATTTTTAAATAAATATCATTCATTTTTTCTTTATAAATTTCATCATATGATAAAAAGTTCCAATCTGGTTTAAGACTAGTAATTTTCTCCCATACTGAATTCATTGTGCGATAGCCGCGACGATTCATTTCAGCTCGTACCATTCCCGCATAATTAATAAAATGGTTATAATCATAATTTAAAACAAAATTAACTAAAATATGATTTGGTGTTCCATTTTTTTTAATGGCTCCTGCTATTGCAGATAATTCTCTCCATTGAGCAACAAGCTGTTCTCTTGGTAAAACGGGAATTAAACCTTTATGCCAAAGTCTCATCTAATTAATTCCTTCCAATCGTTATTAAAATAATAAAAATAGTAATAATAGTTAAAATAGTTGAAATCCAAAGAGGCCATAATACAATCCACCAGCTCCAATTAATTACTTTAGTTAATTTTAAAATGATATTAACAATTAAAAGAAAACCAAAAAAATCTAAATTTAAATTTATATTATATTTCATATTTCTTTCCTATTGTTTAAAAGAGTTTAAATGTTTCTTCTATCTTTTTCTAAAGATATTATAACAAAATTTTAATAAATAATCAAGAAATTTTTAAATGGTCGAGTTAAGATGATTTAAATAAAATAGTTTTTATTATAAATGTATAAAAGAAAAAATTTTTAGATGAAACTATTAAAAGTTTCATATATTTTTATATAATGGAGGATGTTTTATTATGTTAAATGGAAGAATTGGACAGGTTTCTGGACCTTTTACTGCAAATATTGATTTACTAGATGATAATGCACCTATTGGTGCTTTTACTCCTGAAACAACAAGACCTATTTTATATAAATTAGGTATTCAATCAGAGGTTGGAACAAGAGTTTTAATAAACAACGCGCAAGTGAAAATTGGAAAAACAGGAATTTATGAGTTAGATAATATTGTTGAAGTACATCATTTAATTTTTCCCGATGGAGCGAGTGCGGATACTATTATTGATTTTGTTTATTGATAATATAAGGAGGATTAATATGAGTTCATTTTATGGTAATGGAGGGGTATCCTCCGCATAGGTTGATAAAAAAATAGAAAATACGACTGAAGAATTAAAAAATCATATTATTATCTCTAAAACAGAACCAACAGTACAAAAAACTGGTGATTTATGGTTTATTATTGTTTCTGATGATGATAATAATAATTAATAATTATTATTAAGGGAGATAAAAGGATATGGCAAATGAAATAAGATACCAGGTTGGTTTTGATGTAAAATCTGGCGATTTAAATAAATTAAAAGCTTCATTACAAGAAATTCAGAAAATGAAAATTAGTGATGTAATGAAGATTAATCATACTGATGCAGCATCTGCTACAACGATGCTTAATAGTATAAAAAGAGAAGCTCAGAATGTAGAAGAAGCTTTAAAGACTGCTTTTAATGCTAAATTAAATACTGTAAATATATAGACTTTTAATAAATCTTTAATTAATTCTCAAACATCTATATAGAAAATTTATACAGCTTTTAAATCTGCGGGGACTAGTGGAGAAAATGCATTTAGAAGTTTATCTTCTCAAGTATTAAGCACAAATATTCAATTAAAAGAGACTCATGGCTTATTAGATAAGATGGCAACCACTCTTACCAATACTATTAAATGGAATTTAGCTTCTGGTGCAGTTAATAATATGTCTAGGGCGGTTGAACAAGCATGGGGTTATACAAAATCATTAGATACATCATTAAATAACATTAGAATAGTTACAGGTAAGTCTGCTGAAGAAATGGGTAATTTTGCGATTAAAGCAAATGAAGCTGCCCAAAGTTTAGGTAAAACTACAACAGACTATACAAATGCGGCATTAATTTATGCACAACAGGGTTTATCTGATAAAGAAATATAGGAAAGAGCTAAAATTACTCTAATGACAGCCAACGTTACTGGGCAATCTACTTCAGATGTTTCAGAGGAATTAACAGCTGTTTGGAATGGTTATAAAGTTAGTGCGGAAGAAGCATAGCTTTATATTGATAGGCTTGCTGCGGTTGCTGCTACTACAGCATCAGACCTTGAGGAACTAAGTACTGGTATGAGTAAGGTTGCAAGTGCGGCTGCCGCGATGGGAGTTGGTGAAGATCAATTAGCTGCACAATTATCAACTATTATATCTGTTACTCGTCAAGCTCCTGAATCAGTTGGTACTGCATTAAGAACCGTATATGCTCGTATTTCTGATATTAAAGCTGGTATTGATGAAGATGGTGTTACTCTTGGTAATTATTCTGGTAAAATGGCAGAATTAGGATTTAATGTTCTTGATGCTGCTGGTAATCTTCGTGATATGGGTGAAGTTATGGAAGAAATTGGCGGTCGTTGGCAAGATTTGACTAGAGAGCAACAGATTTCTCTTGCACAAACAATGGCTGGTCAAAGACAGTATTCTAATTTGATTGCTTTATTTGATAATTTTGAGAAATATAATGAAGCATTAAATACTGCTCAAAATGCGGCAGGTACTTTACAAGAGCAACAAGATATTTATATGGAGTCAACCGCCGCACACTTACAAACTTTAAAAGCAGCTGTTGAAAATATATATGACAGTCTATCTGACACTGATAGTATTAATAGTATAGCTGATGGATTAACAGTTGCCGCAAATTTAACTGCTAATTTGGTTGATAGTCTTGGTGGCGGAGTTGGAGTACTAAAAATGCTTGGTGCTGTTGGCTTGACTGTATTTAGTGAGCAAATTGCTAGAGGAATTAATACTACTATTACTAATTTTGAAATTGGTCGAGATAATGCTGAACAATTCAGGCAAGCTCTTGAAGCAACAAAAGACTGGCAAGGAATTCCTAAGTTAGATGATACCAGTAAAAAATTATTAGAAAATAGAGAACAATTACTTGAATTAGCAAGATTAATGACACCAGAACAATTTTCTGGTATGCAAAAATTACTTAATGATATTACTCAATTAGGTAATGAAATTGCTAGTTTAGAAGAAAAAAAGAAACCATTAGAAGATTTACTTAATACTGATTTTGCTGTAACAACACCATTAAATGAATTTTTAGGTTCAAATTAGGCAGATCAAGTTCAAGAAATTATAGATGAAGAAATTACTGGATTAAAAGAAATAGCAGAACAATCTAAAAATGTTGGTAAATAGCTTGAAGCCAATTTAAATAAAGCCTTTTCAGTAATGAAAAATGGAAAAGATGCTACTCAAAATTTTGAAGAAGCATTTAATCAAGCCACTGATGAAGTTCAAGTTTTTATAGATAAACTTACAGAATTTGAAAGCGGTGGTTATTTTGATGGAATGCCAGAAATTCAAAATAAAGTTAAATCTTTAGGCACAGAATGGACAAAAGTAATACAAAAAATTAATTCTGAAAAACCAGAAGTTGCTGAACAAATATTTAAATCTTTCCTTCAAAAATTAGTTGATGCCACAAAAGCTGCTGGAGATAAAATTAATAAAAGATATAAAGATTTGTTGTAGGTAATGAGTGATCCAGCTTTTATAAATAACTTACAATAGAAGCAACAAAAATTAGAACAGCTTACTGTTTCTTTTATTACTGGACAAGAAAGAATAGAAAGAGCTGCTCAAATTGAAAATTGGGCTAAAGCGGCTGGCGGTATTGCTCAAATGGGTTCTGCCATTCAACAGGTGCAAAATCTTGGTAGTATTTGGAAAAACTCTGATTTATCTGCTGGATAGAAATTTATTAAAATAATTACTGGAGCGGCTTTTGTTCTTCCAATGCTTGCAAATGGGTTTGTAAAAGCCACTACATCATTAGGTTTAATGAAAGTTGTAACAACAGAAGAATATGTTGCAGCTATGGCAGCAACAACAACTGAAATTGCACACGCTGGAGCTATTTCATTAGTAAAAGTGGCTTCTGGAGAAGCAGCAATAAAAATTCAATTATTAAATAAAACTTTATTACTTAATCCATACATATTAGTAGCTGCCGCTGTAATTGGATTGGTTGCAGCATACGATAAGCTTACTATGTCAGCTAAATAGGCTGAGCAAGCTTTATCTACTTTTAATGATAAACAAGCTGAATTAGCAAATAATGTTTCATCTACAAAAAATACTATTCAAGATTTAGAATCTTTAAGAGATGAGTATAATTCTTTATCTAATGCTGCAGGACAATATGATCAAAACATAAATAATCTTTCAGATAAAGAAAAAGACAGATGGAATTAGATTAAAGATAAAATAGCTGGTGTTAATCCAGAAATTGTTGCTGCATATAATGCTCAAGGCGAAGCAATTTTAGCAAATAATAATGCTCTTGATGAAACAATAGCAAAATTATAGAAAAAGAATGAATTAGAATTAAAAGGTTTTGTTAATAGTAATGATTTTACTAATGCTGTTGAAGGTAGAAGAGTACAATCTGTAAATGCAAGAGAATTAGTTGATATACAACAAGAAAATATTAATACTAATTTTAATTCTTCAATTGCTGATTTAAATCCAGATATAACTAATTCTATTATTCAAGCTGCCATTCAAAGAAATAATACTGCAATGACATACTATGCTAATGAATTTAGAGAACTAAGTAGCAAAACTATTAAAGATTTATCTGAAGATGAAAGACAAAGATATGAAGAAATTTTAAATATTTTTGCTCGTAGTCGAGATACAACTTTAAACACATTAGCTAATAATTATAAAGAAAATTTATTAGAATCAATTGATACTTATATAAGTACGTGGTAGATAGCAAAAGGAAGATTAGTTGCTGCGCAGTAGACTGCTAGTTAGGCTTCAAATGCAGATCCCACGATGTTGCTTCAACAATTAATGTATGGAAGTGGAGATAGTTCTAATTATGAAAAGTTAAAACAAGCTGGAATAACAGACGCAGAAGGATTAATTGCGGCTTGGGCATAGGGACATAAATAGGGGATGGCAGAACAATATTCTACCTATCTATCTCAAGGAAAAGATTTTGAAGCATAGTTATTAACAATTTATAAAACTTCTCCAGAATTATTTTCTCAATTAAAAACAGAAAATGAAAAATTCAAAGATATTGCTTTTGAAACTGGACAATAGAGAGCTAATTATTTAGCAGAATCTTTAAATGCAATAATTAAAAACAGTAATTTACAAAATGTTAGTCAAGATACTTTATCACAATTATTTAATTATTATTTTGGTTTAAATTTAGACGGACAGAATTTTAATACAGATGGATTAGTAAGAAGTATTAGTGATCCTTTTATAGATTCAATTGATGAGGTTAGAAAAGATATTGAATTAAAAATAGGTAAACCACAAGAAGGTTTGTTAGATGATCTTCTTGCTATTGATACTCAGGGAGTAAGTTGGTAGAATATTCAAAAAGGTCTTGAAGGAGTTACTTTAACTACAGATAATTGGTAGAAAGTGCTTCAAAAAGTAATTGCCGACCAACAAGTAATTCAATAGCAACAAAATAATATTGCTTCTTTATCTGTTATTTCTCAAAGTGGTGAAAAACTTCAATCTGGTAAAAATTTATCTAAAAAAGAAAATTAGGCTTATCAAGAAAATTTAAATGCGGTAATTGAATCTGCTACACAAAATAATGATAAAGAATTAATAGAATCCGCAAAACTATTACAAGATACTTGGCTAGCTGGCTCTGAAGAATATCAACAAGCATTAGATAAGGTTCTGTAGAAAACTATTGAATTAAAGACTGAACAAGCTAAAAAAGAAAATAGAGCTTTTACTGAAGAATAGATTGCTGATATTGAAAAATATGCTACAACAGTTGAACGAGTTAATGAACTTTATAAAACTGGAGCTATACAAGATCAAGTTCACTATCATGCTTTATTAGATAAAGCTATTAGAGAAGAATTAAAAACCTTAAAGGTTTCTGGTGCAACATATCAAAATTATGTAAAACAATTAGAAAAAATTCGCGAAAAAACTAATAGTGCAGTAGATGGAGTAAATGAATTAGGATAGGAATTCAATTTATCTGATGAAGCTCTTCAACAGATGGCTTTAAATGATTTAAAATTAATAGATTCTTTATAGAAATTACAAAAAAGTTATAAAAATTTAAAAGATGATTTAAATGCTGATCCTGGATCTCTTAAATTTATGAATGCAATGTCTGAACTTATTGGTATTATAAACAATATTCCAGGTATTCATATAGATTTAACTGATGAAAATGCAACTGATTATTTAGAAAATGTTAAAGAAATCGCTTAGGGAACTTAGGGAGCGGTTTAGCGGTTAAGAAAAAAACTTGCTGAACAAGAAATTGAAAAAGTGCAAGTTGAAGCAGAATTAAATGAACAAAGTATTAATGTTGATGTTTTAAATAAATTAAATAATTTAATTCAACAATTATCTCCAGAAGATATACAAACGCACGCTTATTTACAAGATGCTAAATTTGTTGCTCAGTTAAATAAATTAATAAGAGATGCTGGATTAACACAAAAACAATGTAATAAAATTTTAGGTGCAATTGGTGTTGAGTCTTAGATTGAATGGCAAGAAGTTTCTATTACAGGTCTTCAAGCAACAAAAGCACCCGCAGGCATTAATGCAATGTCTGGAACTGGAAGGATAAATGCTTTAGCAGAAGCTGGAAATAGCGCCTTAAATTTTCAAGGTGGAACAATAAGAATTCCTAAAAAAATTTCATATAAACCAATAAATTCTACCAATGATAATGGAGGGATTATTTCTCCTGGCGGTGGGAAAAGTGGCGGAGGAGGTGGAGGTGGAAAAGAATCTAAACCAGATACCTCTCAAAAATAGACTAAAGAAGAATTAAAAGAATAGATAGACCTTTATCATGATATTAATATTGAACTTGGTGATTTAAATAGACAATTAGAAAATACTAAAAAGAAACAAGATAAACTATATGGTAAAGATTTAATTAATAATCTTAATTAGCAAAATGGAATTCTTGATAAACAAATTGGAAAATTAGAAGAAAAATATTAGCTACAAAAACAAGACCAAACACAACAACAAGAATAGTTAAAAAATTTAGGTGTTGTTTTTGATGAATATGGTAAAATTGCTAATTATATGGATTTACTTAAAATAAAGTAGACTGAAATTAATGAATTAATTAAACAATATAATGAATTAATTAAAGAATATAATTAGACTACAGATGAAACTCGTAAGAAAGAGCTAAATCAACAACTTTCTGAGTTAGATAAAAAAATTAAACATGAATAGGAAAAAATGAAAAATCTTCATAAGAGCATGGATAATTATGATAAACTCATGGATGAAATGTAGGATAATGAAGATTAGAGAGAAGCAAAAAGACAATAGCAATTTGAAAATAATATTAAAAAATTTAGAACTGATATTGAAATTCGTCTTGATATGGGCAAAGCAGAAAAAGATTGGAATAACTTCCGCAGAAATGTCCTCAATCATTCTAACCTTTTAAAAGAGTCTGAATTTGATAAATTATTAAAGGACGCCGCGCAAAATTATCAAGATGTTCTTTCTTATTTTGACATTAATGGTCAAATGGGAACCTTAGAAGCCTTAACCAATCAATTACTTGCAACTCAAGATGAGTTAGATGAAATTAATAGTGGCGGAGAATCATCTATATATGGCAACAACAAAAAACAAGCTATGTAGGATCTTCAGAGTGATCTTGATGAATTAATGCAACAAATGGAAGATGTTGAAGATTTAATTGATAGTATTGATGAAGCTTACTTTAGCACTATTGATGATATTATGGATCAGTTTGATAAGCAAATTGAAGACTATGGATTAATTGGTGAATTGATTGAACATGATATAGATCTTTTGTCTTTACTCTATGGAGATAGAAATTATGATGCAATGAATAAATATTATACGACATTGCAAAATAATAATTTAAGACAGCTTGATTCATTAAGACAACAAAGAGATTTCTGGAAACAAGAATGGGATGAGGCGGTTGCTCGCGGAGATACTGAATCTGCAAAGAAATTTGAAGAAAATTATAAAGAAACTCTTAATAATTTAAATTCTACCATTGAAAAATCTGCTGAAACTCTTAAAGATAAATATCTTAATGCTATTGAAAAGATTTTTGATGAATTAGATAAGAAAGTTAGCGGTGGATTAGGAACTGATTATTTATCAACTGAATGGGATTTAATGAATAAAAATGCTGAAGAGTATTTAGATACTATTAATTCAGCTTTTGCGGTTCAATAGTTAGAAAATAAATTTAAAAATGCTATTAATGATACTCAAAGTTTAAAGAGTCAGCGTGCTTTGAAAAAAGTCATGGATTAGCAACTTCAAAATTTAAGAGCTAAAGATAAATTAACTCAATATGATGTCGAAAGAGCTGAAAAATTATTACAAATTGAACAAGCAAGAATAGCTTTAGAAGATGCTCAAGCTAGTAAAACATCAATGAGGTTAAGAAGAGATTCTCAAGGTAACTATTCATATGAATATGTTGCGGATGAGGGTAATATAGCCGAAGCTGAACAAAACCTTGCAAGTGCACAAAATGATCTTTATAATTTCGATAAAGATAGATATCAATCTAATCTAGGTGATATGTTAAGTGCTTGGAAGGATTTCCAAGAACAATATAAAGAAATTGTTACAGATGTTTCTTTATCAGAAGAAGAAAGAGTAGCTAATCTTGCTTTATTAAGGGAGCAGTATGGTCAATATATTAATGATAAAATAGCAGAAAATATGGTTATTAGAACTAACTTAATGAATTCTGCTTTTATGGATATTGCGGCTATATATGGAACAGATGTTGAAAATTATCAACAGATGGCAGATGATGAAAAGAATATCTTAATGGGAGATCTAGTTCCCGCGTGGTAGAGTGGTATTCAGAAAATGTCAGATAAAGTTGCCGGATAGGGTGGCTTTATTCCAACTTGTCAAGAAGCTTTTGAAAATATTACAGAAGCTACTGAAGATTATAAAGATGAACTTGATGAGATGGCACAAGTTGCTGGTATTGATCTTGATGATGTTAAGCAGGGCGTCGATGATTTAGCTGATTCATTCGCCGATTTAGTTGAAAAAAACGATGATTTAATAGAAAGAATGGATAAAGAGTTAACCGCTATTGAGAGTTTACAAACAGCAGCTAAGAATTTAAAAGAATAGTATAATGACGTTTATGAAGCAGCTAAGCGAGCAGCATCCGCAATTCATGAAACTCTTCAAGATACTAGAGGTGAAATTGATGATTTTGAAGATGACTATCTTGATGATGGATAGATTTAGAACGATATCGGACCTGGTGTAATGCCAGAAACTGCCCCAAAAGGATGGTATACAAAAGATACTCCGTTACAAGATAGGATGCCAACTTTAAGTAAAACATATTCTACAGGTTCATGGAATACTCTTCAATAGTCTGATGGTAGCTATTCTGTTGTTAGAGTTGACGCAGATAGTTTTGAAAAGATGACTACAGGCTTAAGTGCTGACTCTGCAGAAAGTGTTAGATAGGCTTTAAAAGAAGATTATAAAAAGAAGTATGGACATTATGACACTGGCGGGTATACTGGAAACTGGAGCGGAAATGAAGGAATACCCGCAATTCTTCATAAAAAAGAATTAGTTTTAAATGCTACAGATACATCAAATCTTTTAAGTACAGTAAGTATTTTACGTTCTGTAATGGATTCTGTTGGCGGGAATATCTTTACAAAAGTAAGTGATATAAAATCAGGATTGTATAATGCATTTGGCGGTGGACAGAATTTGGAACAAAATGTTCGTATTGATGCTTCTTTCCCGAGTGTTAATAGCAAACGAGAAATTGAATAGGCATTTAATGATTTAGTTAATTTAGCAGCGCAAAGAGCAATGCGTAGATAATATTAAAAAGGGGATGTTAATTAAAAGCATCCCCTTTATATTTTTTAAAAAAGAAGGGATAATTATGGAAAGTATTTTATTAATTAAAAGAAAATGGGAAGCTGGAGTATATACATTACAATATTTAGGATATTTAGTAAAAAAAGGTATTCTTACTAAAGATGATTTTTTTGAAATTACTAGATATAATTATGATGGTGTAAAGGATTCATTAAATCTTTGATTTGATTTTATAGAAAAATTATGCTAAAATATAGGTATAATAAGTTAATAGGTCAAAATAAAATAATTCATTACTTATTGTTTTTATTGTAATAAAGGAGTTTTACAAGGAGGAAATAAAAAATTTATGAGTAATGTGAGTTAGAAAGTTTTAGATGCTATTGAATTGTTATCTAAAAGCACAGTTGAAAAAGCTGGATATGATAGAACAATTCAAGCTCAAATTTTATCATGTTAGGATGCGACAATAGGTAAGTATAGATGTCGTTATCAAGATGCAACAATATATGCATATGCTGGTACTGCGGATATAACATATACTAAAGGAGCATTTGTTTATATTTTGGTACCTGGCGGGGATATGGGAAAAGAAAAAACAATTCTTGGAACTACAAAAAAATTAGGAATTAATTATATTTCACAGGCTGAAGGAGATGAAGCATATGATACTATTGGTAACAATTGTATAACTTTTAATAATATTTTTTATTTAGATACTAAAAATAAAGACTATAAATATGTAATATATCAATATAATAAAACTAGTGATATTAAATTAGATAATACTGCATTAAATGAATATATTAAACAATCTTCTTCTTTAATTGTAGGAGGAATATTTAAAACAAATATTGCTCCAGAAAAGCAATATAGAGGGCATTATGGAATTACATTTAATCTTCGTTTTTTAGATAATACATCTAATAAAGAAGTAATTAGATCATATACTATAGATGAAGATAACATGATTGATAATCCATATAGATTAATATATGATACCAGACAGTATTAGATTTTTGATATTGATGGAGCTAATTTTATTAGAGTTGAATCAATTTAGATTTTCAATCAAGATTTTCCAGGAGCAACTCAAATAACCACTGGAACAAGATTATCAAGCGGTGATATAGAAATTTCTGCCTTATAGTTAAATGGTGCGATTAGGATGGCAGAAGATGAGATAAATGGTGTAGCAATATCATTTTATACACCTCAAGGGACTTTTTTTACAGACCAATCAAGTGAGAATAGTTATAAAACAATAACTGCGCAAGTTAGAATAAAGGGTAAATTAGCATCTGCCGCCCAAAACATCTCTTTCTATTGGGGAAGTGAAAATGTTGGAATTACACCAAGAAATCAATATTATAATAAATATCTTGGTAGAGGGTGGAAATGTTTAAATGATAGTAATCTTGCGGTCGAGGGAGATGCAGAAAATGACCCGATTTATACTTGGGTACCAGGTAAAGATACTTATACTGTTAAAATTTCTGAAGCAACAGCTAGAGATAATCGTTTTAAAGTTTCTATTTTATATGATGGTACAGTTGTTAGTAAAATAATAAATATTAAAAATTTAGCAGCAAATATACCTTAGATAACAATTGACTCTAGTTAGGGTACTAAATTTTATTATGATATAGGACACCCCACTTTAACTTGTAGAGTAAATAGCGGAGAACCAACTGGATACCATTATTATTGGGGAGTTGAATCTGATACTGGTATTTTTTAGAATTTATTAGAAACAACAGAACAAAATAGTGCATATAGCACAGCTTATAATAATTTAACTAATTTACAAAATGATATTGCGGTAGGTAGAAAATTTGCCAATGCTGAAGCAAGTAATTTAACTAAATATGAAGAAGCAGTTAAAGCATTTTATTTTATTCAGAGAGTTGATGGTAATAAAATATATGATGTTCAAATAAGTAATATCACTAACTTAGCTATATTTAAATGTTCCGTTTATAATAATCAAAATATTTATTTAGGAACTGCCGCAATTACATTAACCAATTCATTGAATGGAGAAGATCTTTATTCTCTTGTTATAAATAATGGATCTGCGGTTTTTCAATATAATGAATATGGAGTAGCTCCTAATAATAGAAGTCTTGATATTCAACAGTAGATTCAAGCTTTAAGTTTTACTATATATGATAATTTAGGTAACGCAATTGATAATAATATTATTAAAAATTCTAAAGACTGTAAAATTCGTTGGCAAATTCCTATAAAGAATACTTTATTAGTTGATTCTGCGGATAATGGAGAAAGCGCTGGTACAGATCCAACACAAACCTATAAATATTATGATAATATTATTAATTTAGTTTATGATATTGCTCAAAGATATGACATTAAAAAACAAATTAATCAAATTAAATTAACAGTTGATTATAAAGGAATGAATTTAACTGCGGAAACTTAGTTTACATTTGCTAAACAGGGCGAGCCTGGTACAAATGGGACTTAGTATGTGGTTAAATTAATTCCTAATACTAGAATGAGTGATCCACCTGCTTTTCCTATGATTACAAAAGCTGGAAGTGATTATATTTTAAATTATGGATTAAATTCAACAGCAGATGAAACAAAAATTGGATTATCTAGCGGTTATCAATTATTTAAAGCACAGTTATGGCACAGTGGAGAATTGGTTTGGGAGGGTTTTAATGCGTCAACCGCTGCAATAGATGGAGTAACTAAACCTGCTCTTGTTCATTGGGAAATTCTTGCTAATAAATATAATAATACAGTAAGCGATCAATCTGCTTTTAGAGTTACCAATGCATCAAATGGTAATATTCAATATCTAGGTGATCATTTAGCTAGTGCATTAAATACGCCTTTAGCTAATACTATTAAATGTAGTATTACATATGAAAATAAAACATATTATGGAACCATTCCTGTTACAACAGCATGGACATATAATAGTAATTTTAGAGTATTTTTAGCAGATTATACTGGTTTTAGATATGTTATATATACGCCAGATGGTACGTCACCGCAGTATGATAATTCCCATCCTTTTGAATTTATCTGTAAAGAAAAAATTAATAATGTTTGGGAAGATGTTTCTTTAGTTAATGGAAGTCATTCTATTAGTTATACGCCAGGATCATGCGGGAATGTAAAAAGAAATAAGGCTGGTGATTTAATTAATTCTAATTTATTAATTTTGTTATCAAGTGAAGCATATAGAAAAGAATTAAATAAAAATCAATGGAAATATAAACCTAATTCTAAATATGATGGATAGTGTATTAATAATGCGGTTACTTGTGTATATACACAAAAAGGAGTTATTATTGGTAGATTAAGTGTTCCAATTCATTTTTTATTGAACCGTTATGGTTTAGCCAGTTTAAATGCTTGGGATGGTAATAGTGTTCAAATTAACGAAGAAGGTGGATATATTTTAGCTCCTCAAATGGGGGCTGGAGTTAAAGACAGCAACAATAGATTTACAGGGATTGTAATGGGTGCTGTAAAATTAAATAGCGGTAATGCAACTACATATAATGGTTTACTTGGTTTTTCAAAAGGTGCTACTAGTATTTATTTAGATGCAGATACTGGCAATGCCACCTTTGGTAGAGCAGGTTAGGGACAAATTAAGTTGATTCCTGGTGGAACTTCAACAATAGCTGGATGGAAAATTAATACTGATTCATTCTCAAGCAATGACAATAAAAGTATTTTATATGCAAATGAAAAACATACATAGGACGGAAAATCTTTAAGATTTAATATTAATAATTTATTTAAAGTCTATTCTGATGGTAGTATAAAATCTACTGCAGGTACAATAGGCGGATGGACTATTGAGGCAAATTCTTTACATACTGTTAATAAAAATGCTTTTGCAAGTAGTAATGCAGGTGCTTTTTTAGGAGCAGATGGTAAATTTGATTTTACATCATCATCAAGAAATTATTTAAGATATGATGGCGATAATTTTTCTATTAACATTGGTAGTCAAAACTTTTTTAATGTTACTAGTAAAGAAATTAATTTAGGTGATTTTGTTATTAGTGATAATTATCATAGAAATATTTTAGCTAATGAAAGTGAAGATCCTTCTATGGCAATTTCTGCAAAATTAAATGATTCAGATGAATGGTGGATGTGGTTTAGTAGTGATGGATAGGGAGAAAGTGATGATCCGTTTGATTATGATTTTGTTGTGAATGGTAGCGGACAGGTGTTTGGACGTGCACTTTATTCTATGGATTTAATTAATATTAATAGAAGTGGTTTTAATAATTATGACAATGATGGCGGTTCTATTGCTCAAGAATTTAAAAATATTTGGGAAGCTATTTCTGATATAGATACAGAATGTGGTGGCCAATGTTAGTAGGACTGTGATGAATAGTGTGGTCAATGGGAGTGTGGCGGATGTGATTATACTCCACCATCAGAGTGTGATGAATGGGAATGCAGTTGTGATACTGAATGTTATGGACCTGGTTGGTAATTTTGGAGATTAAATTATGAAAGTTATAAAAAATAGTTATACAACAATGGATAGGACGATTTTAAAACAACAATATGATTCAACTAAAAAATATAAATGGTTAAAATATATTTATACAATAGAACAAGATGATGAATATATTATATATAATCTTTGGACTGGTGAAATTATAGTATTAACAAATATATAGTATAATTAGTTTAATTCAGAAATATAGAAAATATTAGTAGAGTCTTGGTATAAAATTCCAATTTAGATAGATGATTATTCTTTATATTATTTATCAATACAGGAGTTAAAACGACGTTTCCCAAAAAAAAGATTTAATAGAATAAAAACATGTACTTTATTAACCACAACCGCATGTAATGCTCAATGTTACTATTGTTATGAAAAAGGTATAAAAACTTAGTTTATGACAACTGAAGTCATAGATGATTTAATAAAATTTTTTATAAGTGGAAAAGGCGGTAGAATATAGTCTCCTTTAAAACTAAGGTGGTTTGGTGGAGAACCTCTTTTAAATACTAAAATTATTAATTATATGTGTGATCAGTTAAATAAAAATAATATTAAATATCAATCTATTTTCTTATCTAATGGATATTTAATAAAAAATCTTTCTAAATAGGATTTAAAAAAATGGAATGTAAAAACTTTTCAAATTACAATAGATGGATATGAAGAAGCATATAATAAAATTAAAAACTATAAAAATATAAAAAAGGAAGAAAATCCTTTTTTAACTATTGTTAATAATATTAGTTTCTTATTAAAAAATCATATAAAAGTTGTTATAAGAATGAATTTGGATTATAATAATGTAAATTAGCAAAAAGAGTTAGCTGATTTTTTAATAAATAAATTTGGTAAAAATATTAATTTTTCAATTTATTCTTCTCCTATTTATGATTTAATTAATTTTAATTCAGCTAATAATAAAAAGGAAGATCGTAAAAAAATTTTTGAAAATTATAAAGAAATGATTAATTATTTAAATAAAGAAATCCATTTACAAAGAGGGATAAAAAGAACTCATTGCATGGCGGATGACGGTGTTAGTATTGTTGTTGCACCAAATGGATATATTAGTACATGTGAGCATCATCCATATGATGGATATTATACTTTAAATATTAATAAAACTCCTTATGATTTAGATGAAATAAACAAATGGGCAGAGAAAACACCATTAAAAGAAGAGTGTAAAAGTTGTTTTTATAAACCATTATGTAATACGTTAAAAAATTGTGAAATTGATATTTGGTGCGATGAATACAGTATTGATTTTAGAAAATTTGAAATAGAAAAAGGATTAAGAGATTTTTATCAATTATTTAAGAAAAGAGAAGAAAAGAGGATTGTAAATGGAAACGATTTCATTGACAGCAGAGAAGTTAAAAAAATAGATCACTATATTATTAAACTCTAAAGAATTGCCTCCAATTGTTATATATTATATTATAAAAGATATTTATTCTGATGTTGAAAAAAGCTATATTAATTATATAAATGCTCAAGTACGAAAATAGGATAAAGAAGAAAAATAGGGATAGAATTAATCTATCCCTATTTTTTATTCCCAATTTATCTCATTATTAAATTTTTCATTATAAGCATCAAATATACATATAGCATCAGCCTCATCATCATTTACTATAATATTGTATTTATTTTTTACATACTATATATCTTGCGGTTTGAGATCATCTCTTTTTATACCGCGGCCTTGTTTAATTTTAAGGGCTGCCCGCCATGTTGAAGCCCCAATAAAATCCCATTCTATTGTTGAATTAATTTCATATGCGGCCATTGTTACTATACCTTGCAACCACATTAATATTTTACCAGTATGTGAATTAAAATCTGGCCGCACCTACTACATAATAATTTTCTATATTTTATTTTCTTTAATTATTTTAGATAATTCATTTCTCATTTTTATAATACGTTTCATTACATCTTTTGAACTGGCGGTAACACATCCATGTGATATGATAATCTAATTCTAACCAATACAATAGCCAGTTGATTTTGTTGATAAATCTAATGATAAAACTTTCATAATTCTAATCTCCTTTTCTACGCCAATTGTAACAAAAATTTTTATAGTTGTCAAGGTGAAAATTTTTTGGTCAAACTTAATCAATTTATTGTTAATAATTTTTATATATAGATGTAGGAATAAAAAGAGTTAATTGTTTTATCCTTACAATATGCGCGTATTTTAATTTTTAATAATTTTTGGTATACCAACAGGAGGAAACGTAATGGCAAATTACAATAATCCTAATCTAGGTTTGCAGCAGCCTCAATGGCAACAGCCGCAAATGCAAACTCCCTATGGGAACAATAACATGTTATTGAGTAACAACATTCCATATGACAATTATATGGGAAATCAACGAATGAATTCTCAAGATTTGTTATCTCGTCAATACATCAAATGTAGACCAGTTTCATCAAAAGATGAAGCTAGAGCTTGTCAGATTGATTTAGACGGTTCTCTTTGGGTGTTTACTGATTTAGGTAATGGCAAAATTTATACTAAGCAGATTAATAATGATGGAACCGCAGCTTTTAAGACTTATGCTTTTGTTAAAGATGAAAATCCTTATGATTCTTCTACTGAATATGTAACAAAAGAGGAATTTAATAAAACAATTCAAACACTGGTGGCAGCGATACACCCCGTGCAAGAGCAACAAGCCCAGAATAATTCTGAAACAAAAGCTCCGATGACTTTTTAATTAAAGGAGATTTATTATGAATAATGTAAATCCAATGCAATTAGTTCAAATGATAAAAGGCGGGAGCAATCCACAACAACTTTTGATGAGTATTTTACAGCAAAGAGGTCAAAATAATCCTATTATCAATAATGCTTTACAAATGGCTCAAAAGGGTAATATATCTGGGTTATAGATGTTAGGACGTAATCTTGCGGCGCAAAGAGGTTTGGACTTTGATAAGGAATTAGCAAATCTTAGGAACCAATTTATGTAAGTAACTTGTAAATATCACTATCTTTTTGGAAAGTAAGAGGAGATTTTATAATGTTTAATAATAATAATGGTTATTCTTTAGCAGATATTGCAGCAGCTACTGGAAATGGCGGTAATAATGGTAACTGGGGCGGCCTTGGCGATGGCGGTCTTATCCTTCTTCTTATTATAATTTTAATAGGCGGTTGGGGTAATAATAACGGCTGGAACAATGGCGGTAATGGTGGTGGTAATGGAGGCGGCGGTTTCGTGCCTTATGTTTTCAATACTACTAGCGAAGTGCAGCATGGATTTGACCAGCAAGCTATTATGAGTGACCTTGGTGCTATTACTGGTGCAGTTACTAATGGTTTTGCTGGTGTTAATAGCGCTCTTTGTTCAGGTTTTGCAGGAGTTGCAAACGGCTTTGCTCAGGCAGAAATCGCTGAAAATGGACGTCAGTTTGCTAATATGAATCAATTATTTGGTTTACAAACTGGTCTTTCTAATCAACTTAATACTCTTGCAATGAATCAGCAGAACTGTTGCTGCGAAAATCGTGCGTCAGTTGCTGATTTGAAGTATACTGTTGCCACTGAAGCCTGTGCTGATAGAGCTGCTGTAGAAGGTGCTCTTAGAGACGTTACCGCACAGGGCGTTGCTAATACTCAGGCATTACTTAACACTATTAATGGCGGTATTCAGTCTATTAAAGACCAACTTTGCCAGGATAAGCTTGATGCTAAGAATGAACTTATTGCAAATCTTCGCCAGAAAATCGCTATGAAAGATCTTGCAGCATCTCAAACTGCACAAAATGCCTTCATTCAGCAAGGATTTTCTAATGAAGTCGATCAACTCTACAATCGTTTAAGCAATTGCCCAGTTCCTTCTACTCCTGTTTATGGTAGAACTCCAATTTTTACCTGCAATAATGGCGGTTGTGGATGCGGAAATAACGCGTTCTATAACTGATAAGGAGGCACGCTTATGGCTAGTTATGTAACAACAACAGATGCGTTAGTAGCATTAAATGGTACAATTCCATTTAATAGTGTTTCTATTCCGTGCAACAAGGGGAATGTTATTCCCCTTGCTCCTGGAATTCTTAACTTAAATGGCAATACCTCTAATCGTTTTGCAAGATATGAAGTTACTCTTCAGGGAAATATTCAAATCCCTGCTGGCGGAGCTGTGACCCCAATTGCAGTTGGTATTACTATTAATGGTGCTGTAATACCAGAAAGTGTTGCAATAATAACACCTACTGCGGCGGAAGAATACTGGCATGTTAATACCACAGCTTTTGTTACTGTTCCTTGCGGATGCTGCGTAACTATATCTGCCACATACGTGGATGGAACTGAAGATGATGCAGCTACAACACCAACTCCGTCTATTCAAATAAGACGTAATGCTGAATTATCAGTAAACAGAATAGCTTAAGGAGGATAAGGAATTATGGCAACAGAAACTTTAAAAATGATGAAAGATCAATTGACAAGCTGTGTTCAGGGACAACTTGGGGATATCTCTAAAGCCGATTCACATGAACTTAGTGAAGCCGTTGATATGATTAAAGATTTGGCTGAAGCTATTTATTATGGTACCATTACTGAGTCAATGGAAAAAAGTAAAGAAGAAAATAAGAGTGAAACCAATATTAATTATTACACCACACCAATGAATTATAATAGAATGATGTATACTGATCCATATAGAGAAATGGAAAGAAATAATGGGTATATGTATTATGGTGGTGGTAATGGTAGTAACTCTGGTTCTGGCTCAAATTCTAGTTCTGGCGGAAACCGCGGTGGCACAAATTATTATACTGAGATGCCTAGTGACATGTGGCGGGATCCCCGCGAAGGTAGAAGTCCAATGAGACGCCGCATGTATATGGAAGGTAAAGAAATGCATAATGATCCTAATTCGCAACTTCGTGAATTAGAAGCATATTTACAAGAATTGTCAACAGATATTACTGAAATGATTAAGGATGCATCTCCTGAGGAAAGAGCTACTCTTCATCAGAAGATGACTACACTTGCTAGTAAAATAGCCTAATGTTTTTAATTAACAATGTGTATTGGAAATTAGCCTTTGTAGCACCAGATTTTCCTTTGTTACAAAGGCTAAATGGTTAGTACTCTATAGGTGCGTGTGATAATTTAACTAGAACAATTTATATTAATGAAAATCTTCAAGGAAATTTGTTGAAGAAAGTTTTGTGTCATGAAATTACACATGCCGCAATGTTTTCTTATAATGTTAGTCTTTCTCTTGAGCAAGAAGAATTAGTTGCTGATTTAATTTCTACTTATGGGGAAGAAATTGTTTATATTACAAATAAGATTTTTACAAAATTAGGCAATATTTAAATAATAAGAAAGGCTATTAATTATTAATAATTAATAGCCTTTTTTCTTTTATATAAATTTGAAAATAATAAAAAGAAAGGAGATTTCTTTTTTAATGGATAGATTATATGCTATAAAAATAAAAAGAGATGATGGATCATATGGTGATGAAATACCAATTAATGTTTTGGCAGAAAATGTTGATTGGGATGCTTCTCATACTCTTGTTGATGTGCTAGGGGAAGTTGATATTTCAACATCCATTCAAGATCAAATAATTAATTTAGTAAATACTAAAGCTACACAGGCTAGTGTTAATAGTTTATAGACCAGATTTAATAATATTATTGCTGCTGCTACTTAGGATACTGAAGTAATTGATGCACGAGTCGGATCTAATGGTACAATATATAATATTTTAAAAAATAGATTAGATAATGAAAATATAAATTTAAAAAACCAATTAAGTGTAACTGAATCATTTGTGAACACTGGTAATTTTGAGTTTGATGTAAGTATGTTTGAGTCTGGGTCATGGAGTTATACGACTAAATCTGCAAATACAAAGCGTATCAGACTAATGAACATGATCCCTGTAAAACAAGGGATGCAGATTTACTATACCAATCCGACTTTGGACGTATACTTTGGAGTACCGAAAACCGAAAACTCCGGGTCAACAGGATTTGTTACATCAGGGTGGAAGACAAAAGGAAAAGTTAATGCGATTTATACAGTCCCACAAGATGGATATTTGACTATTATATGCAGAAAAGACGATGTTGTTGATATGGCTGTTTCAGATTATAACTGTACCATTACTATAGTTAGCAACCTTAATACGATTACTAGAGATGATCTGGTACGTTTTAACGTATATGATATGTGCCGTGATTGGTTTAACCATGTCACAGGCAGTACAAGTCATAATGGAATTACATATAATTGGAGTGGTAACATCTGCATTGCAAGCGGATTGGCAACAAGCACAAGCGTCAGGTTGCTTTATAATGAAAGTCTACCGTCATATCTTGTGCCTGGTTAGATTTACTTTGCACGATGTAAGACAACCAATGACAATGTATATTTGCGCTATCTGTTCTATGATGCTGGGTCTAATATAGTTCAGTAGAATTCGGTGAAAGTTGATACAGCAATTAAAATACCATCAAATGCTGTACGGTTGAATCTATCTATTGTCACTAAATCTGGAACTGATCTTACCGTTACTCCGGCAGTTGTATCAGACATGGCTCTGCTTAATGCACGACCGAACAGTGATATTGAACCAGGAAAGCCGTTAGTTACATTTTTTACTGATGATGTCACATTTGATCCGTTTATTGATATGACAGAATTTTGCGTTTATTCAGGACTGTCAAAAAAATTCAAGGACGCTATTGATATACAGGATATAACATGGCATGATAATGTAACTTATCAGTTAATCAGGATTTACAGCATTTTATACCTTGTATGCCCATCATACAGTTAGTTTTATGTTGGTATACGCAGAATTTCAGATGGTGCGCAGTTCTGGATGTCTGTCAATGGCACGACATACAACAATACCTACGAAACGAATCATTACGAGAATACCTATAACATTACCTGTTCCCCTACTATCACCACAGACACAAACAACTATCTGGCATCCACAAATGATAATACCGATCGCACTGGGGACATTCAGACGATGCTTAATACCACAGGGGTCTGCAAGCTTGGTCCTGGCAATTTTGTAGTAACAGGTATAGAGATCCCGGCATATGGATTGCTGACGGGGTGCGGAAACAAGACCACGCTGACATTAAACGAATCTGTAACTAATGGATATACGGTTAAACTTAAGTCATACTCAACGGTAATGCATTTACGTATCAGGGGCGGTAGTACAAACTATAAAGATCAATCTGAGATAGGTACAAGGAATGGTATTATCTGGGAAGGAACGAAAATTTCCGGGCAGTCTGATGGCACTACGCAGTATAGAGGGCGCATTATTAACTGCACTATTGAGAATTTCTCAGGAAGTGGTGTGTTATGTAGTGGAACGGGTCTTACGATGTCAACTCATATGCTGATTTCAGACTGTGAGATAGCCGGATGCAGTGCCGGACTGAATATAGCGTACTACTCAGAATTCCATCGCATTTCAAATTGTGTTATTCAGGAATGTTACTATGGTTGTATCGACAATGGCGGTAATAATAATTTTGCTAACTGTGATTTTTCAGCTAATCGTATCGGTGTGATGATTGATAATACAGGAAATAAATCTCCCAATAATTCACATGGATCGTTTGCAAATTGCACTATCAATCATAGCGCAGGTGCAGATGGAACGGCAAACGCAGGTATTGCCATTAAATTGTTAAACGCGGGGAATGGAGAAATATTTACAGGTATGCAGATACACTTTGGTAGTATCATCATTGATGCAAGTACAGCAATCCGTTTTGCAAACTGCCAATTCGGTCGTGCTATAGCGATGACCATTACTAATTCAAAAACTATTACATTTAGCGGATGCTCTATGTATAGTGAGGTAGAAGATACAGTAACTCAATCTGGGAATACTACATTGAAATTTACGGAGTGTTATACATACAATGGAGATGTATTTAATCCGATGGTATAAAAAAGGTATAATCATGATTACAAACGAGAATTTAAAAAAGTTAGAAGAAATTCTGAAGGAAATGGGGATCGTGTTTGTAATGGCAGTAAAAGATGACGGTATTTTTTACGATACCAATGGTGATAGGTACATTATCACTGGTTTAAAAATTAAAACTAAATAAATGTACATTTTAAATGAAACATGTAAAAATAAATAAAAAATATTTATAGTTTATTATTTTCTATAAATTATTTTTAAATAAATTTCCCTCCTTAGAAAATATAAAAAGATAAGGGATATTTAAAATATCATCAAATTATTAAAATATCCCTTATCAGAAAGGAAAAAACATAAATGAATAAATTAACAAGTATTAGAATTAAACAAGATGATGGTACTTATTCTGACGATATACCTGTCCAAGTATTAGCAGAAAATGTTGTTTGGGATGAGACATCTTCTAATTCAATAGTAGATATAATTGGGTAGGTTGATTTAGATACTAATGGATCTATTCAAAGTCAAATTACTTTATTAGATAATAGAAAATTAAATATTGCGGATTTGAATAGTTATATAGCTAGTCAGATTAGCATAGATGTAACTAATTGGTTAAGTAATAATGTTAATCCTGTTGGAAGTGCGGTGACAGTTGATTAGAGTCTGACTATAAGTGGTTCTGCTGCGGATAGTAAGGTTGTTGGTGATAATATTACTGATTTAAAGAAAGATTTAAATAATCTTTCCCAATTTAATCCTATGGATTTATTTAGGAAGAATGTAACATATACTGATAAAACAACGGGAGGAGTAAGTTTTACTTGGAATTCAGATAAAACAGAATGCTCCGTCGTCGGTACAACTGGAAGCAGTCGAGCAAACTACAATCTCTACGTAAATTATAATAAATTACCAGAAGGAATTGAACCCGGTAATAGTTATAGAGTAAAATGCTATATAAGTGATAATCGTATTGTTTCATTGGTATTTTTATTATATTTTGACGGTGCATCGACTGGCGGTAGAGAAGTAATATTTAAAGCTGATGGCAAATTGAATATTCCCGATAATTGTACAGGGATGATTATACGGTTTATAGTTAATCCGAACAATACTGTCAATGTGGTTGTTAATAATATCGCAGTTTTGAATGCTAAAACAAATGTTGAATTAGCTAATGAAATTGATACTCTTAATGAAAGCGTTACAAATAATTTTACGTTGTTAGGGACGGATTTGTTAGATGCATTTGGAGTTACGGATAGTTCAGAATTGCAAGGCATTACATACACGTATAGAAAAAATGGTATATGGAAAGTAAATGGTACGCTTTCGCAATAGGCATCTCAGTCTTTTAAAAACATTATTTATAGCCCAGAAATGGTGCCTAGTTGGATTGAGCGAAACAAAAAATACCATGTGCGTTTTGACAATGCCAACTTCAAAATAGTATGCAGATTGTATCTTTATAGGGGAGATACCATTGAATATATTAATTCATATAGTGACTTTGATTTCAGCGTTGATGAATCTGTTACTGGTATTAATATGCGATTGTATATAATAGCTCACGAAATCGTTTTTGACGATATTATCACTATACAGTTATTTAGAACTAATGAAACATATGTTGATATGGATAATATTACATATATTTCAAGAACCGTTAATGGTATAACCTTTACGTGGAACGAAGATAATTCAGAATGTGTTGTGACTGGAACAACCACTTCCAATGCACTTACTAACTTATATTATGAACAGACAACGATTCCAGACTGGTTAATTCCGGGTCAAGCTTATAAAATAATTTTTGATTCTAGCGATGATAATATATTATTTGAAATTGGCTGCTTTTTTGAAAATGGGTCTTCTACATTGTTTATCAATCACAAGCCATTTGTTTTTAACGTTCCAATAACTACCGTTGGATTCTATATGAGGATTAAGATTAATCATTTGTCAACGGTTAACGGAAGTATTTCTAATATAAAATTATATCGAGTTGATAAAAGAAAATCAAAAGCACCAATATATGACAGATATATATGCACTATAATAGATGACGATACCTCCAGGAACGAATATGTTGATAGATTTTATAATGCTTGTAAGCATAATGGAGTTGTGGGAAATTATGCCGTAATGACACAACATATAGAGGATAATAATGTTGACATTAACAAGTTATTAGAATATGAAGGCGATGGGTTTGGCATGTTGTTACATTGTTCAAATCAGAATAATAGTTATTGGAGACCGACTGGTCCTAATATAGATGAACAAAGAAAAGACTTAACAAAAGCCATTCGTTTTATGAAGACAAATGGATTACTTTCTTCAAACCATTGGGTGGTTCCTGGCGGTAGAAAAGAAGCAAGAACAGAAAAGTTAGGTCGTTTCTTTAATTTTGATAGTGTTATAACTACCTCCGATAGGTATTATAACAACTATGAGCATATTGATAAATACAGAATTATGCGTCAAGCTTATGATCCTGAAGGTGATCAGTATTCTAGATTGGATGCTGTTAAGAGTCTCATTGATATATATGTAAAAGAAGGCGGAAACGGAGTGCTTGTTCTGTGTACGCATTTTAATGCCTGGGGCACGGAAGAATGGGATACTTCATTAGATGAAAATGGTTATCAAGTAGGGTATCCAAGTTTTAATAATTTAATTCAATATATTATTAATCATGGGATTGAAATTGTTTCATATCCAGAAGCTTTTAGTCATATGAAAAAGTATATTGATGATTAAAGTGATTATTGAGTAACATAATAATATGTTCCTGTAAGTGATGGTAGAGCAAATTAACACTGTTTTAAAGGACACTTTAAATCAGTATTAAATATTATTTAATGATTACAAAAGTTGAATATAATTTATAAAATATATAAAAAAATTAAGGGGATAGATAATTTATATCTATCCCCTTTTTTATTCATTACTAATTTTCTAATATTGATAATCAATATAAATTTTATCATCAGTGTTTTCTTTAAATTTTATAGAATTAATTTCTGTATCTTCTAATTCTAATATTTTTGTTTTTCCAATTTGAAACTATATGTCATTTATAATAACTATAATTTTTGGAGAAACAGTGTTATTCACATCTAAATTTAAATCTCCATTATATATAATTCCTATTTTAGAAATATAATCTATCTAATATAAACACTGTTCTTGAATTTTTGTAAGAATTTCTTCGTTTGCAATAAATGGACCCTGTATCACTCCAAAATAACCATTAGTCATTTATTACCCCTCCCCTATAGGTCTTACGAATGATAAACTTAATTGATTTATAAAAATTGTTGCAATTTCTATTGAAGCGCCACCTGAGTTTTCATATTCTGTTTGAACTTGAAATTCTAAACCACTTAATGTTTTAGTTACTGTGGTATTTGTAGAATTCATTACAAAATTATTTAAATCATGAATACTACTTTGAGAATCAACATATAATCTACCATTGGTAATGTTAACCGCGGTAATATTTTGATCTAATAATTGAGTTAATGGCATTGTAAAAACAACACTTAAATGTCCTGTTTCAGAATCGGTTATCATCCCCATACCAGACCATTTTAAATTAGTTGCCGCAGGATCTCCATATATATATGGAACTTTTAAACTACCAATATCTGTCCAGCCTGATTTTCCATCCCAGTTCACTGTTGTACTTAAAGCTCTTCTTACAGGATCTGAATATCGAACCAGTAAATGCTCATTATCATTAACAGCTGCCTACATAATATAATTAATAGGATTACCAATTTCTGCATATTCTCCATTAGTCCAAGATACTCTTACTTTTTGAGTTCCTTCTCCCTACAATGTTCCTGTATTTATAGTTACATTATTTGGAAGAATTAAGTTAAAAGTATCTGAAGTTGCATCATTATATGTAAAAATAAGCACATGACCATTTGTTAATTGAGCACTATCAATCCATTTAATTTTATGATCTTCAATAAGTTGTCTTTCTCCAGTATTATAATTAATTGCTAAAGTACCATCGCTGTTTAATTCAATTGAATGAATCCATTTTACTTGTCCAATTATAAAACTCTAATCGGTATTATAATTTACAGAAACATTTCCACTAGAAGACATTACAACTGATGTTATCCATTTTATTTTTTTATTAAAAACAGTATCAGCTGTTCCATTGTTCCAAGAAATAGTTAATGTACCATCATTTGCAACAGCGATATCATCAATCCATTTTATAGTTTTATTAAAAATTTTATCATTATCATGACTATATTCAATAGTAATAGTTCCATCCTAAGACATAGAAATATTATCAATATTATTATAATCACCTAAATAAATTTTTTTTGGATTTCCGCTCTTTAAAGTTTCATAATTATAATATTCATATACTAAAACTTCACGATTATTATTTATATCATCTGCTTGACCCTAATATTCTTCAATAGTAGAATCTGCAACTTGAATTTTTAAATTTTTAAAACTATCTCCTTTTACTCCATTCGGAATATCTAATCGCCATTTCTCATAAAAGGGATGTTTATAATCATCAATGCGGGTGGCGCCGCTCATATCAGCATATCTACCACTGGAATATGGCTATACAGTTTTTGCTTCTACATCAATTACAGTATATGGAAAAGTAAAACCAACATATGCAGTAGTATCTTCATTATTTTGATTTCTTATAGAGCAACATTCCCATGTAATTGCGTCATTAAAAGTTCCATCAGTTTTTTTACCAGGAACTAGATTGTTTTCAGATACAGAATAGCTTCCAGATGAACGCCGCTAGCTATAACCCTAAGATGATTGTTTTCTTTTTACATCTGCTATTGTTGTCATTTCTATCATTGGAGCTTTTCCTGCGGGACCCACTATAGTACCTACAAATTCGGCTCCACCCATATCATTATTAAAATCGTAACCGCGTCTATATATTTTACCATTATCTGGATCATTTTTATTAACAGTATTAATCATTACATGCTAATCAAAATGAACTGCGGTATATTCTGATCCTAATTTAAATTTAGCAACCATATCAGCAATACTTCTATATGTTGTAATAATTATAAAAGAATTACCTGGTTGTCCGCCATAAAAAGAATACATTCTTAATCCTCCTCTAATTAATATTCAAAATCCATAATAAAATAATCTGTTTGATTTGAAGAAAGAGTTGACTATTTAGGAACAAAACTAATAGAAATAATTTTAATTATTCCATTATTAATTTCGTAAATACCGCTTTTTCCTATTCTTATCTGTTCTCCATTTATACACATTAACATAGATGGTGGGCCTTGAATCCCGATTTTACTTAAATAATTCATATTAGGATAAAGATTTTTTAATGTGGTCATAACATCTATTAATCTAGTAAAGCTTTGTATTTCAACATTCATTACTCTACCATAATGATTATTATTTGTATTTAACATTTGATAATCTAAAATAGTTCTTTGTAATTCCCAAAGTATTTGATTGTAAGTAGAATTAGGCGTAAATACTATTTCAAAATATATTATAGAAACTCCGCTAGGAACAACAAATTCTTCTAACAACTGTTCATTATCTTCTATTTCAGTAATATTTCTTAATTTTAAATAAAATCTTTGTTCAGAATCGGTTCTTTGTCTAACTCCAAAACGTAAATAATAAGAATTTTGACTATTAACGACATTATCGCCTATTAAATTCCCACATATATTATAAAAAATAACATCTCCTTCAGAAGAAATGGTTGTTTCTTGCTATCCCATTGTCATTTGTAAAGGAGTCGAATAAGAATCCATTTGAGATTTTCTAAATTGTCCAATTTGATACATATTTATTGCTCTCCTTTTAACTCTTAAATTCTTTCTAATGCTTTTGTACAAGAAATAGACATTGTTCCATTTACATCTAATGGAATAGAAAAAGATTTTATCATATAATCTCCATAAATACCACATTCAACATCTCGAATTGTAATTCTTACATTTGGTTCAAGATAATATATCGGTAAGGTAGTTAAAGAAACTTGCTAATTATAATTGGTATATTGATATAATTCTTTTCTCATCTATTCATAAGCAGATCTTAAAAAACCACCATTCATTAAAAGAGAATATAACTAAGATCTAACTTGTACATATTCTTGTTTTCTATTTTCACATTCTTCTCTAATTGTATCTGTATCTAAGGTTCCAGCCTATATAATCACTATATCTGGATTATTTGGCTAAAAAATACAATTAATTTTATCATCATTTAAAACAACAGTTCTTCTTCCAATATTATTAATATTAAATTCTTCTAAAGCAGAATTAGTATCAATAAAATCTAAAAAGAAATCAATATTACTTGGTTGTAAGATATTTTCTTCAAAAAAACCTGGATTTGACCCCCTCACATTATATAATTTAGGCCACTAATTTTTTAATTCAGTATAATAATAATTACTATTCAATCCAAAAGGCTAACTAGCAACTCCTGCCATATATAATTCAGTTCTATAATCGGTTGTTTTTATTGTCTAAATAGTGTAGGAGGTTTGTTCAAACTTATGAACATCAGACGCCCATTTATAAATAATTGCAGTATCTGCCGCAAGATAATAATTACCAACCTATCCTTTTGTTGGGAAACTTTCTCTATTATCAAATTCTACAGGTTTTTTTGCTTTTACTATTCCATCATCCGGATCTGTAAAAAAGAATACCTTATATTCATTTCCTATCTACGGTTTTTTATCAATGGCCAAATGATACCTAATAGGAACCTATTTGCCATCTGTTGTTTGCCTTTTTCCCCAAATAATAAAATCATTTTTTATTTGCTGATATTGAGGAGAATTTGAAAATGCAGTAATTATATTTGCATCAGTAAAAGTATATACAGATTTTCCACTTGTATAATCAACTAAATAATTATTTTCATTTATTTCATTAATTTTAAAAGTGGAATATGATGTGTTTAAATAATTTTTAATTTCTTGAAATCTAAAATTACCATCTATGTCATAAAAATATTCATAATTACCAAGAACATTTTTAATTTGATCTAATATTGTAACAACAGTGTCTCCTGCATTACTAACTAATTCACCAGGATATGTAAAATCTGTTAAAATATATCCAACATCTTCTCCATATGAAAATTCTTGTATAGTACCAGAACCTTCTTTTGCTTCATTATAATTAGTGCTAAAATGATTTAAAAGCTGTCCATTACTTTTATCTAGGCTCTGGTATAAATACAATGGAGTAGAACCAGTCCATTTCATTACTTTTTTAATTTTATTATCTATATCACTAATAATAATTTTCCCCAACTGCTATCCGCCAAAATGATTAACTAATTCTTGAATTATTTGATATATTGTTGGCTGTCGTATATAAATCTATCCTTTTTCATCTATATCTTCAACCTAATGAAAAATGACTGAGGCGGGAAGAGTCCCGCCGCATTCTCCATTTAACAAAGCCATTTTATCATGTAATGTTAAAGATATATTAATCCCGCCCATTCCATGTGAAATATTTGGTGCAGTAATAACAAAAATTCCTTGTGGAAACCATAGTATAGGAAAATCAGAATACTATTTTGTTGTATTAGTAAAACCAATTAATAACTAAATTTTTTTATTAATTGATAATAAATGTTTAGTATCTGTCAGATCATTCTAATATTCATCCGCTACTAAAGTAATATTACCAGTCCTTCTCATTCCAGAAGACCCGTCTAAATTAAGATTCCCGCTTATTACTTTTCCTTGAATTTCAGTTATTGGCATTTCTTTAAAATTTAAAACTATTAGTTTTACAAATTGCTATTTTAATTTAGTCTAATCAAATAATTTTAAAAAATTAATATCTTTTAAATATGGAAAGTTATGTGTCATAATTAATACACTCCTTTCACGATTTCACAACAATAATTAACTATTCCATCTATTGGACATAATACATCATTGTCTGGCGTAAATAAATACCAATTATTATGATAGTAGATATATCTATTTTTTGATGCTTCATATAATTTTTGAACAATTAAAGCAAAATTTTGGTCTGTTTTTAATATAGCGTCTTCTTTTTCTATTGTTAATAATCCCGTATTTCTATCAAAAGAAATAGAGTGCATTACTGCATAATCAGAAATCCAATATACTCCATTATTAATAGGATTTTTTATTTCAGAAAAATCATCATATCGTTCATTTGTCTAAATATATTCATCATCTCTAATATGTCGAATATCATTTTTTAATAATTCAACTTTTTTCTTTAAAGCCTAATTTAAAACATACCAGCAACCATAATAATATACAAATTTTAATATATTATCATCATCTATTGTTTCAAGTAATAATGTATAAAAATTGTCTGGTGTAATTTCAATTTTTTCTGTTAAATTTTCTGGAACTAATAATATTTTTTGATTTTGCATTTTTAAAACAGAAGAAGATATGCCATAAGTTTTTATTTGATATATTCCACCATTAATAGGATTACTAATGTCATTTAAATTATCATATATTCCTTCTTGTAATATAAAATCTTGAATTCCATTTACTGTTGAAATCTATAGCGGATCAGTACATTGAGTAAGATGCTTGCCGCAAAAATAAATTCCTTCAATAAAAACTTCATCCTATTTTAATTGTAAATATCCATTTTGTAAGATATGACGTGAAGCTTCTGTGTCTTTAGAATCTTTTACATAAACGACTGTTCCCGGCTAGCCTTCTACTTGTATCTAAGTTATACTTATCAATCTCTGATAATATTTTTTATAATTTAATAGATATTTATTATAAATTTTACGGAAAATAGAGTCTTTAGGTTCAAAATTTCCATATATCTGACCAGGTTTTTGTAAATAGTAAATTCTACTAGCTAATTGAGAAGTATCTTCAATTTCTTTAAGATTAGCAATATAATCAATAGAAACCGTTGTCGGATACTTAAATTTTAAAGATGTAATTTTTGTATTTGACTCTTTTAACTCAAAATAACCTATATATGAAGTTGTAATAGGTCCAGTTCCATCAACCGCATTTTCTGTCCTTCTAATAATTTTCGGATGAATAATCATCTATACACCATTAATTTCTACAATATATCCAACTGTTGCATTATTAATGTTTATATTAGAATTTTTATCTGCTTGAATAAGTGATCCATTTTCTTCAATAATTAGATATGGATCTGAACTAATTTCTAATTTTAACCATTTTAAGTTATTTACCTGATTTAAAAATCCTTTATTTGCTTGATTACTATATTTTGAGTTAATAATACTGGTTAAGATATTTCCACTATTTTCATTATAAGTGCCTTGAATTTGCCCTAATATTTCATGTTCATATGTAATATAATCTTCATAAGTTCCAACATTTTGAATTCCATATTTTTGATAATTCTATATAGTAGCTGCATCTACTTCAACTGCGGTTGCAGTAAAAGAATATAACATTCGTCCCAAAGATTCAACAGGTTGAAAATCTATATTCATTAGTTTAATTAAAATATTTCCTTCTGTTGTGGAGCGGAAAAGTTTTACATCATGTTTATATAAAAAATCATAAACTTTTTTTCTAAATTCTCTTTCATAAATATAATCATTATACTAAGTTATATTATTTTTATTATTATAATTATTATATAAACTCTATGATTCTCCATAAATATCATTTTTAGAAGTAAAAGCTCCTATTTCATTCTCATTATTATGAAACTCTCCATCATAAAAATGTGGGTCATACCAATTTGTTGTATCAATAAAAGAACTAATTAACCCACCAATAGGAAATGTTCTAAAATAATTATTTCCATTTCTTTTTATATATGGATATTGAGAACCAATAGTTACTTGTTGAGATTCAGTAACATTATATTTTATCTCATTTAAAGAGGGATTAAATTTTATTTTTAATTGTTTATCATTCCTTGTTAAAAATATATCATTTAATATACACATAACAGGATTCTCAATCTGAATAATTACTCCCCTATCGCCCCGTGCATTGCGGCGTTGAGCGCAATATTTATACCAAACCCCACTTTCAATGGTAATATCATACCAAGAATAATTTAACTATTGTCCTGTTACATAAGTAATAGTTTTTATATCTTCCCATTTATGAAAATCTGATTTAGAAGAAGTTCTTCTAATTGTTATATTTCCAATAAATCTTTCACTATCAGTTGAAACAATATTAATTTTTATTCTACCATTTTCTTCATCTGGTGTTGCAGTAATGGTTGCATTTAATTTATCAATGCCTCTTTGTATAATAGCAAAATTATAATTAATTGTTTCTGTATATAAGTTATTTGTTGTATATGTAAAAGATAGAATATAATTAACTCCATCAGATAAATCATATCCTAATTCATAATTTATTTCATTAGGATTGTACTAATTAGTATAAATTTCTCCGCTATTAAAAAGAACCGTATTTAAATCATTATCTTGATATATTTTAATGTTATAATGTTTTAAATATTCTTTTTCTGCTACTCCATTTTTATAATGCATCTATCCAATTATGTCTATAATAGCATTTGTTAAAATTGTTTCTTGGTTAGCTTCTGTATTATCAAAACCTCTAATAGTGATAATTGGTTGTTCAATACCTTTAATTAAACAAACTTTTGACCATTCTGAAAAATATTGCATATTATTATATAACCAAGTCGCCAATCCTTTTCCTAAACTTGGAGGATCTGATGCTGATTTTGATGTAAAACGCAATTGAACTTTATAAAATTGATTTAAACCAAAAACGCCTTCAGCTAAATCTTTAACTGGTATTTCTACATAATAATTAAAGTCATTTTGAATATTAGAATCATATATCATTGATGCTATTTTTATTCCAGAAGGATATTTTATTGTATCAAAAGCAGATTGGTTTGTTCTTTGATTTATTAAAGAAATTTGAACATTTTTTATATCCGTTGCGGAATTATAATTAGAAAGAGAAAAATAAATTCTACAAGTTTTTGTTCTTATAAAACTTGGCAACGTATCATTAATTAAAGGCGGATATAAATTTGAAGTAATTGCCATATCCTTAATCTCCTTTTTTCTCTATAAAACTTATTATTCTTCTTTTGGCGATTGAATTGGTAAAGCTCTTAAATCTTTCATAAAATTTTCTATAAAAGAATTGCCGCCTTCATCAGAATAATGTTTAAATCTTTTTTCAATACAATCAAGACTAAAATCATCAATATATCCTAATTTATAACAGAAATAATGATGCTATCTTGTTATATAAGATTTTATGTCATCTCGATCTGAATTAATTAACATATCAATTTTTGTAGATAAATCTTTTAAAATTTTATCCGTTGCCTATTGATTTTGTTTTAATTCTGTCATGACTTCGCTTCCTTTTTGTAAACGACGTTCTAATTCCTATTTCTATGTAATCTTAGAATATTTTATATTAAATGCTTTTTTTATATATACATAAGCCCAATCAAAAAAAGAAATTAAACTTTTAATTGACAATGCTAAAAAAATAGTAAACATAAGAATATCAGATAAGGAATAATGCTAGAGCAATATCATTTAGTAGTCCCTCCCTCTTGTTGTTAAGATTACTCTTACAATTATATATTAAAATTCTTCTAATTTTATTATTTGTTTTTGACCAAAAATCAGTTTTCATAAAATCTAAAGAAAAAAATTCTAAACCCATTTTTAGTTTCAGAATACGAGTGCTTTCGCGCCGAGCCGCCTCAAAGATCTATTTACTAGGTTCTAAGAAATTTTTGCATATATAAAAAAAGAAGGATATGCAAAATTTGCATATCCTTCAATATATATTACGCAACAACAGGCTCATATCTTTTGCCGCAAATAACATCAATCATCAAATCCCAGGCTGTTTTACCAGTTAGAATTGATTTAAAAATTACAGGTGATGCACCTGAAACAAAAGTAACATTAGGACCAGAGTCAAGAATGTTATTGTTTCTAGCGTCTACATTCCAGTAAGTTAGATGAGGAAGTTTATAACCTTCTGCCGCCCACTTTTTACGGATTTTCTCCATTTCAGTGGAAGCTCCTTCTTTAGTCCATCTTTTAGAACCTGAATACCAATTACCGGTTCCTGCATCAATTTCCATGTCCGAAATAACAACCACATGCTTCGGAATATCTTCTTTTCTTACTCCCGACTTTTTTGCCGTAGCAAGAAGAAGATTAAATACCGCTTCAAGATCAGTATTATCACAAAGATTGGTTCTGTAAATTCGTTCTACCTTATCTACAAAATCAATACCTTCAATAGAAATTAACTGAGGTCTTGAACTGAAACTGATATAATGGTTCTTAAAAGGTTTACCAATTCTTTCAGCACAATACATTCCAAGACTAATTGCAATGTTAATGGGCATGCCGTGCATACTACCAGAAGTATCAACAACACACATCATACTGCAATCTTGACCATTAAGATAATCAGGAAGACAAGACCAATATTTATTAATCATTAGTCTTTCTGTATCATTAAGATCATTATTGTACCTTTTTGAAATAGCTTTTTCAACAATTTCATAAGGATAAAGAGTTTTTGCATTTACTTTAGTGTTTTCACTTTTAGCAAACTCTTCATACTTTTTCGCAAGAATGTCGCGGCGAGCAAAGGCATTGCGATACACAAGACCAGCCTTAGAAGGAATTTTATCGAACTCGATTTCATCCCATCTACCTGCACTCATAAGACGCTCAAGAACATTGATACGCTCACGAAGTACAGAAAGAGTCTTACGATATTCACGGCTAGTCATGTTAAGGAAGTTAGCAAGAGCAACTCCAAGTCTCTTAGTATCTGCATTAGATGCGTTCTGAGAAGGCATCCACTTCGCGAGAAGGGAGGGAGTTTTGCACTGAATATCAAGAGCAAGCTGATGCTTAATAATCTTAAATGCGGCAGTCTGACACTTTGTTCCTTCTGTGATATAAATTAGATCATCCCAACGACCATACTCACTAATGTTTTCAAGATTTTTCTTTGCAGTTTCAGGATAAGCATCACACAACCAACGATATGCAACTCTAAAGAATCGACGCTCTCCCTGCCCACCTCGCACATCTCTAAGGTAAAAAAGACACTTTATTGCAAGGTTAGCGTCCTCTTCAAATGCGTTTTTAAAAAGTAGAATTACCTCTGCATCAGAACGATTTCTATAAGCTCCACCAAGTGCAAACATATCAAGTACCTTTGAATTAGTAGTTCTATGAGTTAAAGCACCATTCTCAGTATAAGCAAAATTATTATCTTTCTTCATTTGATTAAGAAAAGTATTCATAATTTTAATCTCCTTTTATCTCTAAATTTTTCATCAAAAGCCTTATATAAAATAGTTACATCTCTTCTAAAAAAGATAGGACTAGGTATTAAAATTGCATAAATACCTAGTCCAAAATCAAAAGAAAGGGAGTTGAAGTGTGTTACTTCTATGATATTCTTTAATTTTAAACTAGACACGTATTGGCTGTATCAATTAAAAGTTGATCCCATAATTATTATTGCTGTTTATGTCTATTAATCATAGAGCGTCATATGAGATTTGAACTCACGTTTTTTGCTTGGAGGGCAAATATGTTAGCCGATTACATTAATGACGCAAGCTGGGCTAGAAGGATTCGAACCTTCACAATAACGGAATCAGAATCCATTGCCTTACCATTTGGCGATAGCCCATTGATAAAATCATTTTACCGGCTGTCACGGTCATATGTTAGTGACTTGATTTTCACATCAAGATCAATTGTTAATGAGATTTCTCATAAAGTCTATTGCTACTGGGTTTATCTATGATTTTATTGAGAATTTCATTAATAACCTTGAGCTGGGGTAGTTGGATTCGAACCAACGTATTGCGGAGTCAAAGTCCGCCGCCTTTAGCCACTTGGCGATACCCCATTAAAACAAGATACTACCTATTTTTTTGACTAAATCTTGTTAAGAGATTAATAATGTTTTTTATAAAATTATTTTTGCTGTAAGTATCTTTATAACTATTGTTGTCTTTAAATCAGAAAATTAAAGTAGTTAGTTTTAATTCTCCTTAACTTAACAACAGAAGTTTCAATACTTTTTCATTTCTCATATATATATTATATCAAAAATTTTTTAAAAAATCAATTAAGATTTTATAAAACCTTAAAAGAAAGCATCAAAAAAATGAGAAAATGAATCAAAAGGATTAAGGTTTCCTGTATGAACCGTCATATGAAAACTACCATAATCCTTTACGAAAGCATCAAGCAAATCATGATAATGTTTAGAGGCATTAAGACTTTCTTTATATGCCTTCTCTACTTCATTTGCTCTTTCCTTTCGCGCGGCAGTTAGCTTTTCAGTATCTGCCTTTTTCTTTGCTTCGGCTTCGTCAAATGCCTTTTCCGCGGCCTGGCACTCTTCTACTGTTGCATAATACTTGTTTGTCTTTTCACTTAGAATCTTCATTGTAAAATTCCTACCTTTCACAAAAAATATTTTACGCAATAATCTATTCTTATATTGCGAATTATACAGGTAAGGATTTGCACCTTACATAAACAATCGCAATCTCTTATCTATGTTCACACACTCAGCGTAATGGGCTTCATCATGTGTACGTCTACCTATTCCGCCACCGTATAATTAATTAATTCAATATTTTATCAAATTCATAATCAGAAACAATGTTATAATTTCCTTGATTATTTTTTGGTGTATCTAATCTAAACATAATAGTTTTTTTAGAACCAATAACATCAATGGGAACTAAAATTACTTTATTCCATTCAACTAAATAAAAGGCAAAATAATCAATTTCATTTTCGTAAGTTGTTCTTACTTTATTTGTTGTATGATTTAAGCTACTTGAACAAGGATAAGAAATAGAACCTGTTCCACTAATCTTTTGATGACAATATTTAACTTGAATTTTATTTAATTTTCCATTAAACTAAGCTATTAAATCATATCTAGCATTATCTCCAAATGGAATTGAAACAGTTATATTTCTTTTTACAAACTAAGCAAGAACAATTGCTTCTCCAATATTTCCTTTATCTTTACTATTCATATATAAAACTCCTTTTTGTACATTGTGAAGGTGACGAGACTTGGACTCGCGACTCTCAAATTAAAAGTTTGATACTCTACCAACTGAGTTACACCTTCACAATGTACAAAAAGTCCGTTACCCTAGCCCCTAGGTGACACGCGCAGGATTATTTATGATATTTTATTCTCCAACAATAATGTAAATTTTTTTCTTACCCCATTTAACCCAAAGGCAATCCAATTCATTTAGCGTTTTACATAATTCAGGTTTATTCCTTCTAACTTCTCCGCGAGAAGGAACGATTCCAGCTTCAACTAAAATTGCAGGAAGAAATCTTTCATTAGTAAAAAGAGTATCTCTTTTATCAAATTTTTCAAATTCTTCTCTTGAAGAAGAAATAAGCTCCCAAGGTTCAACTAATGGTTTTCCTATTACAATATTATGAAACATTTTTTCTCTCCTTTTAAAAACAAGACATATTAATAAAATTCTTGCCTTTCCAACTTGGCTACAAATGTTAAGCACATTAGATGAGATTCGAACTCACGATACAAAATTTTTTTGTTATTTTTGCTGTATATGTCTTTAGTCGGGGCGACAGGGGTCGAACCTGCCTGACCTAGTTCCCAAAACTAGTGCGTCACCGCTACGCTACGCCCCGTAAATGCAATATAGCAATATTTGAGACGATACCACCGCTCTTCTGGAGAAAATCTTTCCCATACTTGACTTGTCAGTATGCTCCAGCCCTCAACGTTAGTTGTTCAGAAGGTTTTTTTTAATGTCTGTGCCCACAAGAGACAAATTTATTGTTTAACATCGTTAAACTGATTTCAAAACGCACAATCATTAATTTGCACTATTATTTCTTCTTTCTGAATGTAAATAATCGAAAAAATTTAACATTAAAATTTCATCATTTTTTTCTACACAAAAAAGTTCATATTCATCGCCATGCTCTTTAAGCAATTCACCAACTGCAATATAACGGCTAAGAGTTGATTTTAAATTTAATGTTTCAGATCCATCATTTTTTATTAAAAGAACTGGTCCTTTACATTTATCAATGTATTCCCAAAAATTGTTTACATCATTAACATTATGTAATAACTTCATTTTTCCCTCTTTTTATAAAATTACATCAAGCGTATATTCATCAGGAGACTCTACATATTTCCATCCACAATGCTGAATTATCTGCCACATTTTTTGAATACCATATGGATTTCCGCTATGAATAGAAACAGGAATAGAGATACCTTCCTCTTCCATCCAATCTAAAATTTTAATATAATCTCCGCCATAACAAAAATAATCACCAGCATCGTGATCTAAATCAAGAAGAGAAATTTCATCTTTGTGAGTAGAAATGAAATCAATAGCTTCATCTACTCTCTTAATCCAGATATCATATCCTTCTGGAATAGGACGAATATCATCTATCCAAACCTTCATTTTCTCTCCTTTTTTATCTTACTTATATATTATATCAAAAATTTTTTAAAAAAACAATTTTATTATCTTGTAATCTCAATTATTACACTATCATTTGAACCTTGAGATGAAATATTAAGAATTTTATGGTTATACATTTCAATCTCATCTAATTCACTTTCAATATATATATTCGCATCAAGATCAGGTGCTTCTAAAAGTAATGTCTGAATCAATTCTCTAACAGTCATTTCTTTATTTTCCTTTCTTTAACTTACATATATATTATATTAAAATTTTTATTAAAAATCAAATAAAATTTTAAATGGAGCTTATGGGAATTGAACCCATCTGATTTTCTGTTTGCAAAACAGATGACCACCCCTTGCAGTCCCAAGCCCCTGTTAACAAGATGTTTTTTACTGAAACGTTCTTGTCACTAAAACAAGTTTTTACTTTAATTTTCCACATGTGTTCCTTTGGGAAGCAATACCCAAGTCGGAGAAGAGGGAATCGCACCCACTCGGGACCAAGGTCATGAGTTTTACAGACTCACCCGTCTACTTTAACGGTCTACTCTCCGAGATAAATTATCTAAAAAAGATAAATCTAAATCAACAATAGTAGCTTCAAATCCATTATCATTATAATTTATTACAATATTATTATTAATTTTATTTATTTGATTATTATGTATTTTAATTTCGTTAATTGAAGGCTTAATTAAAGAAGAAATAAAATTAATTGAATCTTTTTTAGAAAGAATAATTTTTTTTATCATAACAATTTCCTTTTTTATTTTAAAATAGATAATAATTATACCTTTAACCGATATTGAATATGACACCGCCTCGGTCTCGGCGAATACCAGGGTCCATGTGTTTTGTTCTCCGTATAATAAGCAACTTAAACGTCTTTATATTATCTATTTTAAACGACGTCGACTGGGTTTGAACCAGTACACCGATTACTCGATTACTCAAGGATTAGCAATCCTTTACCTTACCTATTAGGTTTACGACGCCACGCGTACCGCCGTAGTGATTAACGAGATACTTCGCGGTTTTCCTGGGTTTCATTCTCGTTCTTAGTTAGTAGCTAATTAACCTCGAAGCGACGCGGGAGGGATTTGAACCCCCGTGCCCTTTCAGGCAAGCTGTTTTCAAGACAGCCTCGTTATGACCACTTCGATACCGCGCCATAAACAGGAACTATTGGATTCGAACCAATCCTTCTGGTTTTGGAGACCAGTGTGCTATCCGCTAACACTAAATCCCTACGTAACACTATGTGTTACTTTTCAATTACATGATATTCAACAACGAAAAACCTATCCTTAAAAAACTTAAGTTCCATCATATTCTTTACAACAGTCAAGTGCTTGCGGTTAAAGTCATCAAGATAAATAACAGTAAACATATGGCTACCTCTCTTTCAAATATGATTGTTAACTTTTTCTAAAGATATTATAACAAAAAATTTTTTAAAAATCAACAGATAATTTTATAGACTTTCAAGCAAACTTTCAAGATTATTTTTTGCCATTGTCATCTCACTCATTGCATCATCATAATAATCCATCATTCTCTTGTAATAAGTGGTTACATCATCTACAAAAGTTTCTGCTTCATGAAGTCTATTTGAAGCATTCTTTACTCTTTTACAAGCCACCTTATAATCACATCTTGCCTTGGCAAGAAGTTCACCCTTTTCTTTGTCATAAGAATCATTGGGATTTGCTTTTGCCACACCCTTAACAGTTCTCTTAGCATATGAAGAAATACAAATAGTTTCCTTACCATTGTGAATAAACTTATACTTTGCCATAATTTTTACTTCCTTTTCTTTTTATTTTGTTTTGTTTTTTATCTTATATAAATATTATAATATAATTTTTATTAAAAATCAAAAAACTTTTATTTCACTAGATAAATTTCCGCATATTTTTCTCCATGTCTTAAACATTCAGAGTGACTTTCCATAAAAATATCAATATGTTTTCCACGAACTCCGCCGCCAGTATCTTGAACAACTCTATTTCCATAACCTTCAATATAAATTTGGGTTCCTGGAGGAAGAATTGCACACGCTACAGTTACACCCTCTTGACAAGTTGCTCCTGAAGATGTTTGATATCCCCATCCACCTGAGCATTGGCGACAAGGACAATAAAAAGTTAATTTATATTTTCCAATAGATTCTAAAATTGGTTCTGGTTCTTTTAAAGCTTCAACATAAACTTCATTAATAGTACCATCAATAGCTTCAGGAGGTCCTTGCTCTATTGGTTCTTCCTCTGGAATTGGCTCTACATAATATGGTCGACTTTCTTTATTTAAAAATACATGACGTCTTTTTGCTGCATTTGAGTCAATAGCAATTAAAGAACACATTAGCAAACTCATAAAAATTAATTTTCTCATATTCCTCCTTAACTATAATAATATTATATAAAATTTTTTATAAAAAATCAAAGGGAAGATTTTTTCTTCCCTTTGTAAAATAATTAATCAATTTCGTATGTCTTTCCCTTAATTTCAATGGAACCATCTTTTCTTGACTTTAATTTTTCACCAGCATAAAGGACTACCCCATTTTTATCAGTAAAGATATAAATATCATTACCATCATTAACATTGTTCTTATTTTTAGCGATTGATCCATTTGTACTAACTAAGATCTGCCCCTCTGCAATATCGCTTCCATAGGAAATAGTTCCACTATTTAATTTATAGCCGCCATCGTAGTCAGCATCAATTCCTGCAAACTTACCTTCACTTGCATTAGCTTCAAGAATAATACCATTTTTTACAAATTTCTTAATTTTAGAAACATAGCCATTCTCAGCTTCGCCATTATTCTTAAAGTAAAATTCGTATGTATCATCTGCAAGTTCAATTTTTACTGTACCATTTTTACGAGAACCATCTTCTTCTGTTGAAAAATAATAAAGTTTTTCAAAATCTAATTCCTTAATTTGGTCACTAGACATATCAATATACTCTGTATCACCAGATTTATTGGTATATTCATCGTCTTCAAAAGTTACAAGACCATAAAGCATACGTCCCATATCATCAAAAACATAATTTTTATTATTAATTTTCTTAATTGTACTCTTTACAATCTTACCGCTATTATCAGCATACCACCAAGAATATTCATCATTATCATAATCTTCTTGGATATAATCTTCATCTGGAATAGCCCAAAACCACTTTTTCTTAATCATTATACCATCTGGGTTCATATAAGTCATATTACTAGATGAAGCAATTGAAGAAGATGCGGTTGCCGCCCATTCACTCAACATATGACCATCTTCTGTATCAAAGCGATATGTAGAACCATTAATAGTCTTTTTTTCATCTAAAGACTTTTTCCCTGTTGGTTTAAAGTAAAACCAATAATCCTTTAATTCATCATCATCTTCTACTTCAATTTGATACCAGCCAATTTTAATGGCTCCATCATCTTTTTCACCAGCATAATACATTGCGGATTTCCATCCATCTGAATCATCTTCATCAACAGATGTCAAGCTAGAAGCATCAATCCACCCATAAAGCATTTTTCCTTCAGAATCAAAAGCATACTTTTGACCATTAATAGTCTTTAAATTTGATGAAGTAAGTTCATCTTTCTTAGTCGTATATGCCTTTCCATCTTCTTTAAAATAATACCAATTATCTTCATAATTAATCCATGTGTTACGAACCATAGCACCAGTAGAATCAAAATAGTAATAGTTATCATCGTCTTCAAATAGAGTATCAATAAGCATATTACCTTGATCGTCTACATAATACCAGTTCTCACCTGACTTCGCCCAACTATTAGTAATTACTGTATTATTTTTGTCAAAATACTTCCAAGTTCCGTCCTCATCACTCCAATGATTTGCGGCAAACGCCGTTGAAAGCATCATAGTTGAAATCATAGAAGCAATGAGGCCTGTCTAAACAAACTTATTTTTCATTTTAAACTCTCCTTTTGCAAAAAAATTTGATACGATATTTCTATCGTATCAATAGTGGACGCGATGGGAGTCGAACCCACATGAACTTGCGTTCCCGGGATTTTCTTACTACTCTATGTCACCATAGCCATATAAAAAAGTATATAACTTACATGGATTCGAACCAAGGTTACACTACTTAAACTTTTTTCAAGCCAAACGATAGTGCGTTCTACCAATTGAACTAATATCGTTATATACTTTTTAATATGTTGTAGTCTGGACTATGTCTTTACCATATCATCATTGACTTAGGTAGGTGGTATATAGTCTCTACACATTTATTTTTGGATGCCATATTTTTCAATTAAGTTATTTGCTCTTGTATAATTAGCTCCTTTTGGAGCAAGTCCTAAGAATATTAATGCTTGTCGAATATTTGGTTTTATTTTTAAAGCATTAACAAACTATTCCTATGAAATTACAGTTGGCTATTTTTGACTATCAATATCTTTATTTCTTCCTCTGTAATTATCTGTTAGAGCATGACAATTAGGACATAAATAACAAAGATTTGAAATTTCATTATTAGAATTATCACCATCTTCATGATGCAACTATAATGAAATTTGTCCATTTTGCCAATTTCCATCACACCCACAAATTTTACATTTATAAGGAATTACACTGTGTCTAGTAATATATCCTCGTAAAACTTTTTGTGTGACAGGACTATTTTTTACAAAAACTTCACTTAATGTATATTTTTCAGCCATATTAAAAATCTCCTTAAAATTATTTTTTCTATATTATATTAAAATAATTTTAATTAAATTTTTAAGTTTTGTCCAAAAATTTTAGCTCGGCGTTCTCTTAGCTATTCGCCGAATTAGCCACCTCCACTCATATAGTTTCCTACATAAGGCTCTTTTTATGTTGCTAAGTAAAAGTCCCGTATGTATACCCATTCCATCACGCGTCCATAAAATTCTCACGCCATCAGGCGGGCTGTTTAGAAAAGTTCCTGATTATTTGGTTGAGAATTAGAATTTTTATAATAACAAGATGCAATGAAAGATTTGAACTTTCTCACTAAAAATTTTTCAGATTTTTTGTTTTAACCTTGAAATAATTGCTGTATGCATCTTAAAGCTCCCCGAGGGACTCGAACCCTATCAACCTCAGCATTACAAGTGCCGTGCGCTACCAATTGCGCCAGAAGAGCAGCTAAAAATTAATGATAGAACTATATTAGATTTCTCAGAGCATGTTCACTTATTGGCTACTTTTAACTTCATGTCCTTCATATTCGTATCACTCAATTACTGTTATGTCCAATCTCTTATTATTTTCTAATCAGATCTTTGGGGCGAAGATTTTTATGTTATACCAAACCCCTCTATTATAGTATCTGAGCATCACAGCTTGCTACATCTATTATCCTTTTTTCACTGATTGGGGGCATAAAAGCTCTATATTGTTTACTTATATGGTTTTCGTTAATACTCCAAACTTTCAGCCATCATTAAATGGAACCTCTTGGATTTGAACCAAGGACCGATCCCTTATGAGGGGATTGCTCTAACCAACTGAACTAAGGTTCCAAATGTATAGTTCCGATACACTATACAAGATAGATATTCGCACCCTCTATCCTTTTTACGCATCGGAGGGTAATGATTCGTCTTCTGGCAGGAATCATTAAATAACCACTTTTCACCCCAAGCAGGGGAAGAAGTGCATTTTGACTTCTTTAGTCACCTTTACGTTTTTAAAGAACAAAAGGTAAAAAACTTTTTGATAATACATATCTGCGTAAAGATTATGTTTATCGAGGGGACCCGACTGGGGTTCGAACCCAGGTTCCGCTGATTTAGAGTCAGCTGTGTTAAACCGCTCCACTACCGGGCCTTAACCTAACAAAATAGATTTGAACTATTATCTCCTTGCGCGAGGTGTTTTTCCTATGGATTTATTTTTGGCACCATACTTAAACTATTGTTAGATAAATGGCGAGAGAAGGACTTGAACCTTCGACCTTCAGTTTATGAGACTGATGAGCTACCAGACTGCTCTATCTCGCAATTGGTTTCTGAGAGATTCGAACTCACAAAATTAGCTGTGATAGGCTATTGACTTACCAATTAGTCGAAGAAACCAAAATATTATATAATAAGTAATGGCTATGTTCCAAGAATTTCATTCGCGCGTACTTGCGGGGGAGAATTAAGCCAGATACCCGTCTCATGGCACCACTATTTATTATATATTAAATTGAATTATAATTTAAATGACCCCGGCGGGATTTGAACCCACGATTCCGCCGTGAAAGGGCGACGACTTAGACCGCTTGTCGACGGGGCCAAAAATCAAGACACTTACATGTGAGTGGGTTATTGGATTCGAACCAATAATAGTATTAATAAATTAAATATGCCTTTTCCTTTTGGCTAAACCTACAATGTATTTTTGCTGTATGTGTCTTATCTTTTATATTTATATTATAATATAAATTTTTAAAAATATCAATAAAAGAACTACTTTCCGCGATGTTGGTTACGATGTATACCAATTTATAGTTTTGCTAGTGCCTACGAGGACTTATTGGATCGCTTCCTCCCCTGTCGCTAGGCTTCCCCTCATTCTTTTATTGATAAATACTGAAGACGAGATTTGAACTCGTAAAACCCAAGGTTTGAGCTTGGTATGTATGCCTGTTCCATCACTTCAGCAAAATGGCGGTTTAGGTTTACCTCCTCGATGAACTCCGCCAAACTGGAGGAATGCACTTTACTTCGCTTTTTATTTTTTAGAGAGGCTTTTCCGCTATGCCACATACCCCGCAGATTGGTGGTAGTTGAAGTGCTAAATCCGTGTTAAGACCTCTAATATATGTTTGTTTTTGGAACTGTTAGGTACAAACGAAAAAAACCCTAGGAGCCGCGTTCGTCGCTCACGAGACCACTACATTAAACACGGAATGATTACCGTTCGTGCGCCACCTTATTTAATTCGTGTGGCACGTCATATCTTGTTAATTCAAGCTTTACGCTCCTTGAAGCACTCCCGACGGGTGCTGCCCCCGCTATCTTCCGCGTGACAGGCGGATGAGTCTGCTTGTTCCTCTTCGGAAGTAAAATCTACTAGTTTCCCCCTTAAGGGACGCACTAGTAAAGCGCTCTCATGAGATGTCAGTTTTTCTTCCTCAGTAATGGTACGGTCAAAAACCTCCCAAAAACACTCTCAGCTAAAGGCTTTCGCCATCTTTAAGTTCTTATTAAACTGGTGAGGATCTTGCAAGCAATCTCCAAAGTCACAAGAACTGAAGTTTTAAGTGTTAAGTTCTTGAACGAACACTAAATACCGCTGGGGGGATTCGAACCCTCAAATTCTAGTTCCTAGGACTAGCGCCTATGCCAATTCGGCTACAGCGGCTTATTGCGGATGGCGTCACCCTTCGTACTTTTCTGGGCTCCCGCAGCCCCAATCACTCTGCCGCTGATCGACGGGTAAGTTCCTTTAACTTACAAGCACATGATTTCTTGACTTTATCCAATCATGAAAGCGGTTTCATACTCAAAACTTAGAAATTTTTTTTGACAAATGGATAAATTTCAAACCATGAGCGGAAAGGGCGAGACTTGAACTCGCGACATCACGCTTAACAGGCGCGCGCTCTAACCAACTGAGCTACCAATCCTCAACAAGACAGTAAGTTCCTTTTTTATTTTCCCATAATTTAGGCGATTATATAAAATTAAAACAAATAAAATTTTAATCCTTTTACTTAACCTTCCATCAAAAAAGTGTTTAATTAAACAAGAATTCATCTGAATTAATTTATATTTGCTGTTTTTACTGTCTTTAACTTTGTATATATATTATATCAAAAATTTTTAAAATCTTCAAGTTTTTTGTTTTTTGCGGGAATCGGCGCTTGACTCAACCCCCGCAAAAGCAACTTTAACCTCTGAAACAATCATATTCTCTTTATCTTATGTATATATTATATCAAAATTTTTATTAAAAATCAATAGATGTTTCAGAAGACTACTCTTATTTAAAATTTAATTAATTCATTTTACAAAACTTGTCCTAATTTTTTTCTTTGCCATTGATGTCTAGCTTTTGATTGCTCTTTCCAAGAGCGTTGAACACATCTAGTTCTATCATCCCACCAAGTTGGAATATTATGAATAGAACCGCGATTAAATGTTTTATATTCAGGATTTTTATATATTTTTATAAGTTTTACAGTGTGCGGAGAAGAATGGCTCGGACCGCCGCGCCGTTTTCGTGTATGAGGAACTGGATCTTTTCTATATCTATAATTAGAATTCATCCTTCTCAAGAACTCATATTTATGAGATTTTAAACGACGTCTCCATAATCTCCATGTAAAAAATGACCAACTATATGTATTAATCTTATCTTTTGCTTTCCAATTTTGATATAACTTTAAAGCATCCGATTCAAAATCGTGAACATTGATAATTCTATCAAAATTATCATAAAGAATATAACATCTGTAATACTGATCCCAACTGCTTTTGAATAATTCATTTACATCACAAGTACACTGTTCAATAAAAGAATTATTTACACTTTTATGATACCTAAAGAAATTGTCTACCCATTCACTAATACGATACCATTTAGCAATAAAATTTATTAATTCATCTTTTGAATAAAAATAATCAATAAATTCATGAACTTTTGCATCATAAAGCTTATAATATTTTTCATTAACAATAGAGTACATAATATCACCTTATGCACAACAATAATTTTTAATCCGTGCCTGCTTGTTTATATATGAGCAAAATGCCTTAGCGTCTTTTTCTTTTGAGAAATAAAAAGCTAAATAATCTGTGGAAGCATAATAACTTAATCCTTTTGCATGAAATGTATTTAATAAAAGATCAACATATTCCTCAACAGAAACTTCTAAGATTCGCATAGGAGTATACCATTTAGCAGAGCGTCCACTAAGATTTTTAACATCATTTACATACCAATGTCCTACTGATTCCCAACAAGTCATTTGATAAAGATGAACTCCTGCTCCCATAATTATCTCCTTAACAAACTTTTACAGTAAAATCGGTTTTTCTTTTTCCTAATTCCAAAGCTCTTTTTTCTCCATAATTATAAGCATTATCTTGGCCTATAATTGTAGTATCTTCAATTACCTCTCCGTGGTCATCATATAAAATAACTCTATAATGAATATCTTTATTTATTCCACTATTGAACATAATTTTATAATCCTAATTTATTTAATAAAGTGGTAAGTCTTTCTTTCTCTTCTGCGGTCGGTTCCTGAGGAATTTTTTCATTCATTCCTGCGGGTTTTACATCTACAGTTGCCGCCTCTCCAGGTAGAGTAATGTCGCTTCCACCTTCAACAGCAACCTTAGCCGCCGTAAGAGTTACCTTAATTTGCAACTTTTCTCCATTCTCAGTCCCGTTAATACGGATTTCTTTACCATCATTATACAAAAAACTTCCAGGAAACGTCGCCAGAATTTTACTTGCAATCTCCTGTTTTAAAATTGAACCTTTTGCACTCATATTTTTACCTCTTCCTTTATTTAAATATCGGGTGTGCAGTTTCAATCACACGCATCTGAGTAAGATTGCACGATTCGTTTTTAGAGTATCTTACGGAACTTCCCCTGCTCTATGAGGTGTCTCCCCTCTGCGTTCTTACGTATAACCAGCTTTATTCTCTTCACGACTTTTAATGCTTGTCTACCGATATTCTTTCTTTATCTTATATATATATTATATCAAAAAAATTTTAAAAAATCAATTATTAATCTTTTCTTTTCGTACTATAATATTATTCTCTTTTAGAGTGTCAGCAAGTTCTAAAAATCTGTCGCATATAGAACAGCTTTCAGGTTTATACATACACCGCTTGCCGCATTTACATCTAATTTTACCAAAAGAACTAAGAATATATTTGCTATCCAATTCTCCTTTATAAGTTGGAATTAAATCTTTTATTTTACCAAACCATTTACCTTGTTGATAAATTTTAAATAATACTTGTTGTCTTTTTTCATCTGCAATTAATTCAAATACATCAACAAAAGCAGAATAAACTGAAATATCTTCTGGTCTAATAAAAAAAGTTTTTATACTAGGTGTTTTTGAAAAACTAGATTGACAAATATTAGGATATACCCGCACTTTTATATTATGATCGTGTAATATTTTACTAATTTTATCTAATGAAAAACCCAACTCCTAACAAATATACATATCAGTAGGATGATGATTTAAAAATCCATGTAATTGATCTATCGTTGTAACTGGATTTAAAAAAAAGAATGGAATATTATAATTTTTTGCTCTTGTTAAAAAATCTTCATTATAAAAATCAAAAATAATTTTTATATTATTATATTTTTCACTTAGTCCTTTTAAAAGTGTTGCATCAATATCCTCAAATGAATCTGAAACATCAATAACGATAGACTTATCTTTATATTTTTCTAAAAAATCTGGTAAAGTACGGTCAGCGCGGCGATACTTAATTTTTAATTCATCTATATTCTAAAAGTATTTCTAAGATGGATAATAATTTAAACAAAACATATTTTCTCCTATGCAAATAAAGGGGAGACTATTATATCTCCCCTTTATTTAATTCAATTTTATTCAAAATTACTCATCTACATCCGCATTAGGCAACTGATAAGCCATTCTCTTCTTACCATCGACTTTAACATCGACCTTGACAATGGACTCATTCTTTACAAGCTTGCCAAGACGAGCTGTTACCTTATTACGCGTAACCTCTTCATTATCAAGTGCAAGAACAATTTCATCAACAGTCATCGGATTGACACCGATTACTCCCAGAATCTCCTCAGTAAGAGCATCAGACTCTGCTCTCTTCTTAGCTGCACGATCAGCCGCGGCAATCTTACGCTTATTTAGAGTCTCAACCTGCTTATCAATAAAATCAATCAGCTCATCCTGCTGCGCCTGATCCTCAACAGCCGCAAGCACCATCTCACGAAGCTCCGCAAAATACATAGCCTTAGTCTTCTTAACAGTATTTTCCATAACGTATAATCTCCTTTTTATTTGTGTTTTGTTCTTTCTTTATCTTACATATATATTATACTAAAAATTTTTTAAAATTTCAAGCGGCGGTCTGTTTATCGCCACCTCTTAGCGAATACTAGCATTGATATAATTAATTTCTCGATTTGAAAGATCATTAATACTCAATCCATAGCAATTTAAAATTCTTTCAAAATGCGTCTGATCTATTACTGGTGCTGGATAATTTTTAATTTCATTAATAATAGCATTAATTTTTCCTGCTCTTGTTGGTAGTAATCCTTCGGCTTCCGCATAAAAAAGTAATTCAGGAAAAATCATTTCATTTACTCCTTTTTAATGAAACGAAAATCAAAATCAGTATCCTCAGTTGCATAATTAAATTCAAATACTTTTCCATCAACAATTGCCTTAAGCATCTGAATCTCCATGATTTCTTCTGGATAATAATTACAAATTTCTTTAGTTGCTTCAATCATAGACTCTGCCGGAACAACGCCGCAACGAATTTCTTCTTTATCTTCAACATCATCCCAAATTTTTACAATATATTCATAATACCAAATATCATTCATATAAATACTTCCTTCCTTTTTTATATAAATATTATAATAAAATTTTTATTAAAATTCAAGGGAGTCTCTATATCTGTCATATTCATAATCTGCCCTATCACATTCATAATCTTCTTTTGAATAACGATGTGGACAGCTGTTGCAGTCATATTCAGAATTTAATTCACACCAAGATTCTGGTGGCTCAAAATATGATCCAGTCATAGTTTTCATATGAATACAAAAAGAAGTAGAATATATCATAATGATCTCCTTTTTTAAAAATTAATACATCCAAATATTACACCGAGCCAAAATCCTACCCAGATCCCCAAAATAAACGCAATCATTTAATTGCTCCTTTACATAATCCAATAAACGATACGAATTAAACTGTAATCATCCTCCCAACTCCAACTGTCCATTACACTAAGAAAAGCATCTATGCGTTCTTTAAGACCCATCATTGGATTATCTTTAAAAATTTCTTTTTCATCAGGCTGCATATCCATGGCTTCATAATCCAACACTTTTGGATTTTTAAGACAATAAATATACATATCTGAATAGGTGAACCATCTTACTGTAGGAGAAAAGGTTCTTTTTTCTCCCTTTACAGAGATTGTTTCACAACAATCATTATAAGACTGTTCAATTTCTGTTGATACATTCATTGGAAGCCCGCTATGAATACCATGCATCTCTGAAAAATCACCATTTTGTTCTACAATAGAAAAAAGATCATGATTTCCATTGTAGGGAAATAGATCTGCTATTTCCTGTTTTGTATGATTATAATTCCAAACGATTGGATGCTGAAGTTCATATTTATTTGTATTTCTATCAAATCGCTCAACGTAAAAATAAGGACTTCTACTCATTATTACTCCTTTCAAAGAAAAAATTCATTATAATAGAAATTTTATAAAAATCCTTTCTTCATTTTCTAAAGATATTATATAATATATTTTTAAAAAAATCAAAAGAGAATGAATAAATTAATAATCACGCAACATCTGTCGAATATCACGTTCTCTAATTTTTTCCATTTTTTTCTTTTTTAGATTTGCGCGGGCAGGCGCAGTTCCTGTTCTGGGTTTGTACTTTTTACAAATTTGACAAGCTTCTCTAAAGGTTCCCTTTTTTCCTTTAGAACAACCGCCTTCATACATATAATAAATACAAGCCACCTCACGTTCAGTCATTTTTATTATTCTCCTTTAATCTTTTTTGCAATTTCATGCAGTTCGAAAGCAATATCATTTAATTTAATAACTCCAACAGTAAGAATTCCGCATAAAAAACCCATTAAAACGTACTGCATAATTTACTCCTTTAATCTAAGAAATTTGAATAATCTAAAATGGCGGGCGTGCCATTTTTACGATATCCGTAGTTACCTGAGTGCATATCTTCCAGAATATCAAGGTCTACTTCATTACAATAATTTAAAAATTTTTCTACTTTTGATTTTCCATACTTATCTAAACAATTGGCAGTCCAATATGCATTAAATACAGATTGACCTTCCTTTTGCCATTCATCCGCAATTTCTTTAGATTTAAAAGAAGGTAGAAAATCAAAAACACAGACATTATCTTCTGGTATAACTTTCTCTTGAATAAAAACACGAGTATTATTTATTGTTTTATAATAAAGTGTTTTTGCAACAAAACAACTTAATCCAAGTTCTTTAAGTTGAAGATATTTTTCATATTCTGCTAAACAATAATCTGAACTATCAGATCCTGGCGCCCAATGAAATGGTTCCCAGTCACCATCGTAACAAAATTCTCCATTAAAAGGAATTTTTATTACAACATTATTAAAATTTGGAGAAGTAATAACAATTTTAGATACACCAAAATTAATTTTAGCTCTTAAATCAACACTTTTTATTAACTGTTGTATTGATTCAAAATTAACAGGTTCATCTTTAAATAATCCAAATCTTTCAGGCAATGGAAAAATAATTTCTAAAATATCATTTACTGCTTCGTTGTTAAAAGTCATATATGTTATCCTATTCATTATTTTTTTATTGTTATATATATTATATAACAATTTTATAAAAAAATCAACGGAAGATCTTTATCTTCCGTTGATAAAAATTATTGAATAGGTTTAATAATGCATCTGGTAAGATATGTATTTTTGACACCAGCGTACTCATCAAACTTCTTGATAGTACCAGCAAGGTCAACAGTATCACCAACAGCAAAATCAACATCGCACTTAGAGGACATCCAAACAAATACATAATCCTCAGAAGTAAAAGTGTAAATGGCGGTATAGCCATATGTACCCTCAAAACCGCGGATGCTTTTTACCTTTGCAGTAATGTTACGAATACGTTCTTTCTCAACACCAGGATAGAATTTAGAAGTAGACGGTCCCTTTAACTCGATCATTTTTCGAGAAACAATAGATTTAGCGTCCTCTTTAAACTCTGCCCATTTTGAGAGCGGATTGTAGTTATAAAGTTCATCAAAACTCATCCCATAAAGTTTATAACCCTCAGGAAGTTCAACCTCTTTAGAAAAGAACCATTTAAGAGTAGGGTCAAATCTTGCTCCTAGTCGCTTCAGCTCATCTTTAATGGCATAAGTATCGTCGCCATAAACAAGATAAACTTTTTCATCTTCACCAAAACCAAGTTTTAAAGCGACTTCATGTTTATACTTTTCGGCATTATCAAGAAGTTCTTTTTCTCTTTTTGCTCTTTCTTCAGCCTTCTTCTGAGTATTTCTCTCTTTAGCTTTCTGAAGCGCATTGTATTCTTTTTCAGTATAAGTGCGGACTATTTTTTCTACTGTACCAGTCCCTCCACACTTATAGCACACACCGCCATCAACAGGAATGGGAATATACTGATTGTTTTCAATTCTTGCCACAATGATACCAAGACCAGAACATCTATCACATTTACATTTTACTTTTACTACCTTTTTACCCTTTTCATTTTCAAAAGGCTCAGAAACAATCTGCATATTCTTGTAAGAATCAGCTACAAAAATTTTTCCCATACTCACCACCATTCCTTTCTCAATTTGATTTATCCATAAATTATTGTAAAATTACAAATTGGGCATATAACCTTAACAGTTTCATATGGTTTTCTATTTTTAAATTTAATAATATTACCACATTTACAATAGACTCCATCGGGATATTCTTTAGATATTCTCATATCAGAAGGATAACAACATATCATATCTTTTTTTGGAACTGTCCGCATATTTTTACTACCATCTTTCTTTCTTTATCTTATATATATATTATATAAAAAATTTAAAAAAAAATAAAGTTGTGGATTTACAGCTTTATTTTAAAAATTATAAGGTTATAGTATATTATTAAGTTGTTTTAATTTTTATCTGTATAATAACTATTATTCCTATTCATCATTTTTTCGTTCGCCATTTCCACAAAACCAATCATCCGCTGGTTTCCATGAATACCAGTAATCTTCACATTTGCATGGGCATTTATCATCAGGGAATTCTAAATTATCCCTATTCTCTCCCGTCGGTCTGTGTTTGCAGTTCTTACATTTAATCACTTTAACAACATCCACTTTTTCGGGTCCATGGTTCCAAAAATTAATAGCTTCTTCTGCGGTACGGCAAACAAGCGTTGAAGGAACACATGGACAAGCAGGATTCCAACATGATACATAAGCTCCATGATCCCAGGTAGTTACTCTCGGAGGCGCCCCACAAAAGGGACATGATCTAATTTTTTCCATATTTATTATTTCCTTCCATTCATTTCATTAATTCAGTTATTTTTTCACATATTATCCAAAAGACAATAATGGCTTGAAAAATGTTTGCAGTTATAGCATAATCATAATCACTTGATGTATCATCTGTCTTAAGATCTGTAAAAAACAAACTAATTAATCCGATTATAAGCACATAAATAAACATCACGCCAATAGACGCAGAAACTATCAATATATATTTAGTCATTTATTATATTGTGTCATCTCCTTCCATCGGCAATCCCTGCACTCCACGGCGATATGCTTCCTCTTCTCCGGGGCGGTGATTCCAAATTTCAATTGCTGCCTCTGGTTCCGTTCTAGTATATGTACCTATATGCATAAGACAGTTTGGATCATTACAGCTTACCCAATATAAATTATCATATGAGATGTGTACAAGAATCGCCTTACCTCCACAGGATGGACAGGGTTTAATTTTTTTCATCCTTATCTCCTTCCGGGTGATACTCCTCAGGTAGTGGATACCACGCTTCAACATCGAAATAATCGTAATCAACACTATCTATTTCTCCCCAATATCCGTTTGGATACTTTTGAGGTTTTATTCTTGGCGGTATATACCTAGCGAGATCATAACCTCCGCAAAAATCCTGTATAAAGACAGGTTTAAATGGTTCAGGCGGTTTCTTACTGCACGGAGTCCACCTTGTCTGCTCTCTTAGTTGCTTCAATTCTTTCAGCCATTCTGCAAGCTGCCTGTGTTCTTCAGCACATTTGCAGCACCTCTTTTCTGCATTTTCGACTAATTTTATTTCACAAAGATTCTTTTTGTGATTTTTACAATTTGAGTAGATAATGGCATCTTCTTCATTTTGCTTTGCCACTTCTTCTGCGTGTTTAATTGCTTCATCAAGTGTCATCCTGTCTTCCTTTCCACGGTTTAGGTTTAGGTTGCCATGCGATCACCTTCCCACCGGACAGCTCTCCTTCATTCCACTCTCTCCAATGAGAGCTGTACCAGATCAAGTCAGTATCATCACTACCTCCGTCTTTATAACTGATAGTAACCAGATATGTTCCGCTTTCGTCTGGTAGTTTTACCGTCACCGGAATCCACTGCTGTGCGGGCGGCAAGTTCTCAAGATCGTCTAGTAAATCTCGCAAATCTTTACCGCCTTTATCACATGTTCCATCATCATTTGGGCAGTAACACATTGCAAGGTTAACCGCCGCCGCTCTACTGATCGTGTCATTATTCATCTTCTTTTTTCCACCTTTCGCATGTGTCTTTACGTGAAACTATAAATCCATAATATGGAGAATCTTTACATTCACAAGGAAAAACTATATAATTAGGATAATGTATCCATCCTGCCCCAGTATAACAACAATTCTCGCAATATTTTTTATCAGTCGTTTCCGTTGCCATCCATTCTCGCTCCCTTACTGCAAAAATCACTTCGATTTCGATATCTAATTCCACCCTCTCCAGTGCGACACTTAGCAAAACCCTTACGAGAAATATGATCTCTATCCCAAAAGGTGCAGTTCTCACATCTAATTACTGGAACTACATCTTCCAATGGTTTAATTAACTTTAAATATTCTTCAAGTGTTATTTCATTGTGATCAAGTTTATAATCAGCATCATGAAGAACTACAATCGCATTCATCATTCTCTCTCATGTCAGCACCACAGTGGGGACAGAAATTTGGTTTATACTCCAAAAGAATATAGTCAATACTTCCACAAAAATCGTCCACAGGTGTACCGCACACTGAACACGCAATACCACATTGCGTATCACTACCAATCCACTTCCCATGCACTACTGGACGAGTATCAGCGGTCTGGGAGGAATCCATGCCGCTGACTTCTGTATTTGTCTCAAGCTGGAATTGCGAAAGAAACTGAAGCAAATCATAAACTTTTTCAAATATATATCCATTTTCTGACTCGGGATTTTTCAGCGTTCGCGTATCAAACTCCATGATGCGCTTGCATTTTTCGATGGCAATGTCTAAATCTTTTTCACTCATACTATTTACCGTCCTTTAGTCCTCTTAAACTTACATCCTGTACAATCAAACTCTTGACATACGGTGCATGGATTAAATCGCTCTGATTGTGAATAATTCTTATATTTATTCCATGCATCACACTCGCCGCACATTGCTCTAATATCTTCCCCATACTGTGCGGACGGCAGTGCCATTATAGCTTTCTCAATCCGTTTCTGCCGTCCAATGCTAGTTACTCCATCCCACCAGCTATCAACAGCTTCAATTGCAGCGTTAATTGCTGCAATTTTTGTAATTAATTCATTTTCTTTTTGCATATTATATAATTTTTCCTTTTTAATTGTATATTTTTTTAGTAAATTTTAACCTCTGTCCGCAATTACAACAATACTTTGTAGTCATTCGCTCATTATCAGAATAAAAATATTCTAATATTTGGGTATGACACTTAGGACAATACTCTCTTATTAAAGTAGAAGAAAATGAACCCCAATTAGATTTTTCTTCTGTTATAACTTCAAGTGGTTCTTCGGTTTTTGTTTCTTTTTGAATATTTTTTATTGCATCACTTGTATCACAATAAATTAAAACTTCTTTTGCCCAAGACCTGATCTGATCTGTTGTTTGTGTCAAGCTATCATATCGACCAATAGCTTCACCCAACTCTTTAATTCTTGCTTCAATCATAATATAAGCTGGCGGCGCTCCCAATGGGGGTTTTTTAATTATCGTATTTTCAGATGCCATTTATTCACCTCCACATTGCATCATACTGCGCGGATTCAATTTCCCAAATAGAGATATTGTCATAAGGATCTTGCGGGAACCACCACTTTTTGGCATCTACCATATATTGATAAGTAGCTCCAGGAAACCAATCTTTTCCCATAAGAGTACAACTCGCAAGCATTTCCGCATCTACAATATCAGAATGATTATACCAACTAAGAACTCTGTTACGAATACTGTTGGTATCACTGGTAATATGATTTGCTTCAAGATTTTCAATAACAAGATTAACCGCCATCTCAACAGCTGCATAAGAAGTATTCATAATAAGCTCCTTTAATCAATTTTAAAAATCGTCATCTTAGCACCATTATCTTTTGGAAGAGTGAAAGAAGTGCTGTAACAACGATAATCCATAAGATTCTTCTCTCCAAACCAACACCACTTAACAGGACAAGCCTCAAACGTATTAAGATCTCTGCCCCCATAAAGAACAATACAAACGCTCTTACTAAAAAAGATTTTATCTCCGGTAAGTAACTCACTTCCATCAGAAGCAAGAATACCAGTAGGAAGTCCAATTCGATTTCTCTTATCTCCATTAATACGATGCTGTTTACGATTTCTTCTATAAGACTTATACATTGTTAAATCACCTCTTTTTATTTTCTATATATATTATAAAATAAAATTTTTAAAAAATCAATAAATTAAATTAATACTCGATGATTTTCATCATCTATTTCTGGATAAATATCATTTATATCTCCATACTCATATCTTACAAATTCATAATCTTCTAAATGGTTTGCAATAATAAAACCAATTAATTCATCTCCAGTTATTTTTTCTCCTTTTTTATATTTTGTTCTTTTAAATTTAAAGGACAGTCTGTAGGATCTTCATTATTCCAATATTCATAATTAAGAAATCTTCCAGTTTTTATACATTGAACAAAATTACCAAATACATCTTTTAAATATTCACAATTATCACATTTCATCTTTAATCACCAATTTTTTATAACTTCAACTTTTGCTTCACAACATTTTGTAAAATAATTTTCAGGGTTTTTAGTAATATTACAAGCACGAGATCTTCCGCCAACAAATTTTCCACACTTTGAACAATAGAGAGTGTATTTATAAATCTCTTCATTACCTTTTGTACGCTGAAGATCATCATAATGGGTCATATTATTATTAGTTCCAATTATATTACAATAATATTTAAACGTAGAATCATGTCCATGACTTTCATGCGTAAGTGCGCAAACTACATAATGGGCGCACTCATGAGCAATAACCGCTTCAATAGATTCATCAGTAGATGTTTCAAGAAGTTGCCGCGAAATTTCAATTTTTATGGGATTCCAGATAGTTCCCACTCTTTCATAGAAGCATCTTCCAAGAGTACGAGTTAGCCTTCCGTTGATAACCACAGGTGAATTGAACTTCACATCTGCCTTCCCGCAATATTCAATGCAAAGATTGGTAATTTTATCTATCGTCCACATAATTATTTCTCCTTTTTATATTGTTATTATATAAAAAAATTATTAAAAAATCAATAGAAAAGAAGATAAGTGGAAGAGAAGATTGGACAAACCAAAAATTTTATTATATAATATAAATAGAAAAATAAAAATAAAGGAGTGTTCATATGAACGATAATACAACTGAAAAGTACATAAAGGAAATGTTAGATAATAATTTATTTGCAGTAGTTTATCCAAAAGATAGAAGTGAAAAATCTGCTGAAAAAATGGTAGATATGATTGATGCGGCTGTTGGTGTGGCTGAATTTAAGGATGAAGATGGTGTCTCTATTTGGGGCGTTTTAATTGACAAAAGAAAAGCAAAAGAAAAAGTGAAATTAGCTGAGGAAAAAGAATGACAGTGATAGAATGTGATGTGCAAATATGCCCCTATAATGATGGGGCATTTTGCGCTAAGCGAGGAGTTGTAAAAATAAATGATAATGGAACTTGCGGAACAATTTTTGTAAAAAGAAATCACGCATATATCCAAAGGGATTTATCAAGAGAGACAGATGAAAAAGAGAATATAGTTATTATTAATGTTGCGGAAAATGAGCTTCATGACGTCATAGAAGAAGAGAATGGAGAGGAGGTAAAACCCGTCGAAGAGATCTCTTAAACGGGGACGCCGCATGAAATATTTGTTATTAGGTATTGGATTTGTTGTTATTTTTATTTTTGTGTTATTAATGAATAATATTATTGAATGTTTAGATAATAATCATTAGATTTTAGTTAGTATTTTATTAAAAGAATCTGCAATTGAAAAACAATTAAAGAAAAATCATGATACTATTATATAGATGTCTATTGAAGATGCTATAAAAGCTATGAATAAAATACATCCTTATTATATTGTGGAGGATGATTGTAAGTGAATAGACAAGAAAGAAGACAAATGATGAAAAAATATCCGCATTATAGAAAAACTTTGAAAAATGGTGCTAAAAAGGCGGTTGATAATTTAGAAGAGATGTTTCAAAAGCAATGGAATAATAATCAAAAAGATATGATGCGGGTGGTTGAAAAAATTGCGGATATTGCTGAAAATTATTATGTTTTTGATGATGAAATATTAAATGATGGAGAAAAGGGCGGTAATGATAATGGAGAAGATGAAATTTATAATGATTAATTAAATTTGCTTTTTTCTATTGAAAATGTAAATGCTGCCAATGAGAAACTTAGAAAATTATATTTTTTATGTTAGAGAGGCATTGGATAAGGCTGTGGATATTAAAAATAAAAAGTTCAAGCGTGAGTATTTTTGAATTTAAATGCGGCGGGGCTCGTTAAGTGAAGCTTTATACCTACGATCGCCGCATTATTAAAGGGTAAAAATTTTAGGTAAAAAAATATGTTTGTTAGGGAAAAAACTACGGTTGTTGGGTAAATATTTAAAATTTTTGGGTAAAAATGTTTAATTTATATAAAATAATTTTAAATATATGTAGAAGGAATATATTTAGGAGGATTTTATATGTCAATTATTGAAAAACATTTCCCTGCCGATACGAGTATGGAGATATTAACTTTTTTAAATAATAAAAATATAGATGGTAGATTATATGCTTACTTACAAAGTAAATCAATGCCAATAATGATTGAAAAAGATGGTATTAAAAATTATGAAACTAGAGTAGATAAATTTGAAATAGGTTCTCAGAGTGATTTTTGTAAAGCTGTAAAAATAAAATCAACAAAAACATTAAGAAAATATTTGAATATTTTAATTAATACTGGATATGTATAGGATATGGGTTAGTATTATTTATTACCTAAAAAAGAAACTATCTTTTTTAAAATTCCATTGGAGACTTTAAGATTTATTCAAAATACTATTAAGGGAGATGTTATTAAGATTTATATTTATTTAGGGCAAAGATATAAATATGCAAGCATTAATAATTTTAAATATTCTTTTACATTAAAAGAAATTGCAGAACATTTGGGGTTAAGTGTAAATAGTTAGAATAGTAGAGTTTTTATTAAAGATGGATTAGATGCTTTAATGAACAATGGATTAATTGAATTTGTTTCTTATTATGAGGGGCGTATACCTAAATTACGGTTAATAAATTTTTCATATGATTATAAGACAAATTTTGTCAAATGATATTTTATTAAAATGGGTAAAAAACTACGTTAGTCATGGGTAAAAAACTACGTTAGTTAGGGAAAAAACTACTTAATTCTAAGTAATAAGAGAGTAATTTTTTAAGTAATAAAGGACTGAATTATCTTTCGCTTCGCTCAAGATAATCAGTCCTTTAGAGAAACTTTTCGCCCCTAAATATTTTATTAAAAATTAGATGTTTGCAACAAAATTGGAATTTTTGGTAAGGTATGTGAGGGAGAGGGACCCACTGCGAAAATCGAAATGAAAAATTGGACGGAAATCGCTAATAAATTAATTGTAATTAAAAATCAGTCGGAGATATATGGGAGAGATGGAGAAAAGTAATTAAAAATCCCGCATATTTAAATAAATGATTTGAAAATGAGGGCGGAATAAAAATAAAGGGGTATAATTAACCGCATCAAAAGGTAACTAAGAAAAAATGAAATGAAAATTTTTTTGAAGGAGGAAATAAAAATGCAATTTTTACAGGCGAAGAATGGTGACAACAAGCTGCATGCCCGCAACGATTTACCTTATGCTATTGATGAGATAAAGATAGAGGGGGATTGTATGTTGATTAATGTGACTAGTTATGATGGAGTTACTATGTATACTAGATATAAGAGTCTTGAGGGGTTAAGGAAGGATTTTGATGTTATTGATGCTATTGGGGGAATAAAGGAATATAAAGAGTATTGATGTTTTTTGAGGTGATTTAGCGGGTATTGGAATAGTTTATTAAATTTTATTTAATTTTTGCGGTTGGGGTTGTTGTGTTGATTATAAGGGAAGAGAGATGATGTTGGCTTTTGTGTATATTGCGTTGTATTGGGTATTTTGGGGAGTAGTTTCTTAGGTAATTTTTGCTATTGTATGGAGAAGTAAGAGGAAGAGGACGGGGGAATTGATTATGATGTGGGATGTAATATAATATTATTAAATATTATAAGATGAGACGGGAAATCGTTAAAAATTATATGATGCTATTGGAAATTAGATAGTGGGTTAAAATTATATAATATTATTAAAAATAAATAAATAAATAATATTATTTATTAAAGAATATATAGTATTATTAAGAATTATAGGGTATTATTAAAGACGTATGATATTATTAAAATTATATAATATTATTTATTATTAAAAATTATATAATATTATTAAAGAATTGGATAATATCATTAAAAATTGGATAATATTGCTAAAAATTGTGTGAGGTGTCAGGCGCGGGACCAGTGACCTATACGCTACCGTAAAGCGATAAGACGACCGTTTACGCCAACTACAACAAGCCAGGAATCTCTCCCTGGCTATTGTTATATATTAAATTATTATAAATATTACTTTAGACTTTTGAGAAAAGCATTAATAATATCTTCATCAGTGTCACTGAGACTCTTGTTAAAACCCTTCATAAAATCATTAGATTTTTCCATGACTTCTTCGATAACATTCTCAATGTCTTTTGCTGAAAAAATACCCTTTGTTCCAGTCAGCTCATACATGTACTCATAGATTGCATCAGCAAGATAAGTTCTTGCTTTAGATAGCCCATTCTCCTTTTTAATCTTCTTCTGGGCAGCAGCCAGTTCATCGTGAAACTTACGAGTAAGTTCATCTGCGCTAGTACCCGACTTCAGTGCTTCATATAGATCCATATGTTTTTCTCCTTTGTTATTTTCTAAATATATTATAACAAAAATTTTTTGAGTTTTCAAGTAGTGGCGGTCAGCAAGGAAGGCTTTTTTTATATTATATTATAAATTTTATATTTTGTCAAGCGGAAGAATCTGGCGGCAGCGGCCATATAAAAGAAAAGGATTGGTCCCGCTGCCGCCCGCATGAATTTTGGGAATCTAGGGATTCGATTCGAAAAAGCCAAGGTTCTAGAAAAAAAGCCCATATAGGATGCGAAGGGGCGGAGCGGGCCTGGGCGGTAGCCCGCGGCCCGACAATTATACCACAGCCGCAACGGTTTGTCAAGACTAATTTTAAAAAATAAAAAAGTTGAGGTTATTCAACCTCAACCCAATCACCCCATTTGTATTTACCCTTTTCCAGATGCCAAACGGAGAAATCATCATGTCTTACAATCCATGTATCAATATCATTGTAAGCATTCTCATCATGAATAACAAAATCACCATGAGAATTACTTTCAATTGAACAAAAAGTTTTAAGATTTGGAACTTTGTTATTTAAAGCTTCAATAACTTTTTTCAAATCATTAAGATAAACTAACATTTTTTATTACTCCTCATCTTCATCATAAAACCAACAAATGGGACAAATCACATCATGAAACTCACTTTCATCCCAATCGCATTCAAAAACAGCATCACCGCACTGAGGACATACAAAAAACCGCTCTTCCCAATCTACATAACCACCATAGACCTGTTCAACACACTTTGCTCTTGATTCCCACGTTTCCATATTTTTATTTTCCTTTCTTTTTTTGATGATTTAATTATATCAGATTAAGATTAAAATGTCAAGGAAATTTTTTAATCTTCATCATCCTCTTCAGTTAATTCACCAAACAACTTACAAATGCAATTCCAACGGCCAGTATTTTCAGCAATAGCTTTAAAAATTTCCTTTTTACAACTATTGAGAAGCCACTCTTTCCAGATTTCAGTGTCTCCATGTTTAGAAATGTATTCATCCATCAGTTTCAGAAAATCAATTCTCAGTTCAATCATATTTTTATCCATTTTTTCTTCCCCCTTCTTTTGATGATTTAATTATAATATAGTTAAACAGTGATGTCAAGTGCTTTTCTTAAAATTTCAAAAAATTTTTCTCTCTGTTCTAAATAGTCTTCTCCATAATGAGGATCGTCAAGACTTGTAAAACCATAAAAATATTCTACGCCTGCATAATCTTTATTTTCAATTGTTTCAACAAGACCTACTATAATATCATACGCATCTTTTTTAGTCATTGTCGTTTTCATATTTTTATTTTCCTTTCTTTTGATATTTTAATTATAACAGATTAGTTTTTATCTGTCAAGAATTTTTTAAATATTATTTCCCATGGCATCAAAAAGAATTTTTTCGTAAACTTCCCATTTGATACGCAAATCATTATTATTATTAAATGCTTCTTTATCATGTTCATCAAAAGGTTCAGAATAAGACTGTGCAAGTTCAGCCATTTTTGTAATTGTATATCTAATAATAGCATTATTAAAATTCATTTTCATTTTTGTATTTCCTTTCTTTTTATAATTTAATTATAACAGATTTTGGGAAAATGTCAATAAGAAAAATTAGACAAAAATCTGTTATAATTTTATGCAAAATACATATTGACTTGGAGCTCGGGCCCGCGCTGGTTGTGCGCGGGCCGCCCATTATACCACAAAAAAATGCGGTTGTCAATAGGCAAAATGTACAAAAAAAATGGTTTTTCGTCATGTTTTTTGACGAAAAACCATTTGAAAATTGTCAGATTATTCACTTTTTAGGCGGCCGCTGTCTGATTAAATCCAGTTTATAGTGATTTTCACCAACATTGAACTCAATTACCTTGCTTTTATTGGTGATTTTTACGGAATTGATGTTAAAATCTGAATTATCGGCGGTATTTAACAGACAATTTGCGAAAATTTCAATTAATTTTTCCTTTTCTTCATCGGGTTTCCGCTCTTTTCTGACAGTTTTACGGGGCTTTTCTGATTTTGCTTCATGATTGATTTTATTTTCTTTTGCCTTTTTGGTTAACTCTTCTACAACTTCATTTTCAAGATACCCCTCATCTTCAAGCCAAACCTTGATAGCTTCATCTTTAGGAAGGTTTAAAGATTTCATGTATTCAGTGATTTCAGCGTCAGGGATGCGGATGTTTTTACCATTCAGATTATAAGTCATTGTTTACCTCTCTTTCTTTTGTAACTATATTGTATCACATCCCTTTTGTTTTGTCAAGAGATGGGAAGAATTTTTCTTCCCATCTCTTTTTTAAATCGTCAGGCAATGGAGAAGTAAGGAACCTTTTTCACATACTCTTTAGTCACCGTTTCAGACTTTACAAGATCGGTAAGCAGATGCGTGATGCGCTGATTCGTAAGTCTCGCAAGGGAATCAACCTCTGCCTGAAGTTCCTTGATGGTCTTAGGGGAATCTGCTTCGGTGAGATAGGCGATAATATCAGCCTTAAAACCTTCATTCTCAATCTGAGTTTTAGTAGGCTTTTTTGCGGAAGTCTTTTTCTTATCCAGAAGCTCAATTTCATGGTCAATGAAAGCCACCATTTCAGCATTATCAGCAACGATAGCACGGATAGTGGTAAACATCTCTCTTTTAGTCATAATCAGCACCTCTTTCTTTTGTTTTTTGTTTTCTTATGTATTTATTATATTACAAGGCTTTTGTTTTGTCAAGAACTTTTTTATTTTTTTATTTTTTGTTTTTGACTTCTTTGACTTTCCTTACCTTGTAAAATAATTATATCAATTTTTTTTTAAAATGTCAAGAGTTTTTTTGGTATGAGATTGTATGTTTTTTAAACATACAATCTCTTTTCCATTTTCTTGTGCTGTCTGAGACAATGTGCAAAAATTACAGTTTCAATTAATACATCTTCAAGTCCTGTATGCGCTTCATCGAAATCATCAATACCTGAGATATATCTGTAAAGAATTTCTGCCGTAAGTCTACACTGAGGAACCTTGTGTTTAGTCATGTAACCATTCTGATTACAGAAGCGGATATATGTTTTCTGTTTTCCGATTACCTGACGACTCATCTTTAAAGTGTCCCAAATTTCGATATTGCGAGGGAAGAAGAAACGAAACTTTGAATTGCTAATGTATCTAATCGTATTATTAAGCGCTTTTACATCAAATCCGGCATTATGAGCGAATACATTTTTTACGCCATATTCCGCAAGATCATCTTTGAAAATTTTCCATGCCGTCCAGATGCTGACAAGCTGTCTCTTTCCTGATTTAATTTCCTTCCAGTAATTCGGAATCTTTTCCGCATAATATGCGGAACTCATAACATCTTTCATCCCCACAAAAGTTTCATAAAGAACGAATGAACGTGTCTTGTATACGTTTCCTCTTTTATCACAAATTGCCCATCCTATATCGTATACAAGAGACTGAGACAGATCAAGTTTATCATTGACCATGATACCATTACAAGTTTCAGTATCCAGACCCATATAGTAAGTAATTCTCTTATCCATTATTTTCTCCTCTTTTCTTGTTGTTTTCCATGTCTTTATTATAGCAGATACTTTTGAGTTTTGTCAAGAGGTTTTTTTATTTTTTTTATTTTTTGTTCCCCTGTCCTCTTGACAAGTATAATATACCACAACCAGCAGAAGATTGCAAGGGTGAATTTTGCACAAATTTTGGGATTTTTTAGGTGAAAAATTTGTGCAAATTTCCTATTGACAAAAAGTGCAGCGGTGTGATATAATGGAATTTCGGCGTTTTTGCGCGCAAAAACGCCCCGACAGAAAAGCATCCCCCGAAGGGGATGCCCAAGAAAGGAGGAACGAAATATAGTCAGTAAAATGAGGGTTACAGGGATCGAACCTGTCCTTGTTTTGCTTACGTGCGAACACCGCAAAACTGTGCCACCAGTTAACACTAAACCCCCAGAAAAGTGCGGTTTTAAGGGATGACCGCAAACCCCTTTCGCCTTACTCTACCTCATCCTCAGAGCCAAGGGAGAAGTAGGCTACCTTTTTAACGTAGGAACGGGCAATCTTGCCATCCTTGCGAAGGTCGGTGAGCAGGTGAGTGATACGCTGATTGGTGAGGTCTGCAAGCGTGGGGCAAATCTCAACCAGATCCTTGATGGTGACAGGCTCGTCAACTTCTGCAAGAGCTGTGAGAATGTCAGCCTTAAACCCATCATTCTCAACCTGCGTTTTAGTGGGCTTACGAGAACCGGACTTCTTCTTGTCCAGAAGTTCAACCTCATGGTCGATGAAAGCTACCATCTCAGCGTTATCAGCAACAACCTTACGAATCTCAGCAAACATTTCTCTCTTAGTCATAGTGTAAGCACCTCTTTCTTTTTATTTGTTTTCTTTTGTATCTTTATTATACTTTATTTTTTTAAGTTTGTCAAGAGTTTTTTAAAAATCCTTATATCGGGAAGGCTCCGCGGTAGCCACTTTCTCAATCTGTCCGCCATTGGCGTATCTATCCCTTGTGCCTTTTTGTGTCATCGGGCGGCACTCAACCCTTTAATCCTAAATCGTCCAACCATAATACCAAACCTCTTTTCTTATCGTAGGTGGTTTTTATCTATTTTTTATTAAATTTTGATGTGATAGCTTTTCTACTCAGCCAAAAGAACTAAACCCAATCTCTCGGTTTCCGCATTACCTGTCTCCTTTCTTTATCAACCTTTCTTCTTGACTAAACTTATTGTACCACACTCTGGGAAGTTTGTCAAGAGTTTTTTATTTTTTTTAAATTAATTTTTAAATGGTTTAATTCGGCGGATCTCTCATAATATTATCGCTCCTTTTTAAAACTGAATGAATTCTTTATCACCACTTGCTTTCCACGCATTTTTTACACCAAGTTTACGAAGGAAAAAGTATACTTTAATTCTCTTAATCATTTTTATTTTCCTTTCTTTTCTTTTGTATTTTTATTATACTACAAATTTTTTTTATTTGTCAATAGGTTTCTTAAGATATTCAGCAATGTCTCTCATAAGTTCAGGAATGATCTGTTCATGCTTATGATAATCAATTTCATATTCATCATACAGATGATCTCTAAGCGCATCCATCATAACACCTATGCAACGCTGAATATCAATATCTGCCGTTTCAATAGTAACAATCTTGTAAGTCTTTGTCATTTTGTTTACCTCTCTTTCTTTTGTACCTTTATTATATCATAGGCTTTTTGTTTTGTCAAGGTTTTTTAAAAGTTTTTTCAGATAATCAGAAGGCGTCATGCTCTGCCGACCACCTTACTTTTTCTTTCCCTTACCTTGTAAATACATTATAACAAAAGTTTTTTAAAAAATCAAGAGGTAATTTTGCACTAATTTTGGGATAAAAGTTTGTGCAATTTTTTGGCGGTTTTCACTTGACAAAAAGTGCAGCAGGTGGTATAATGGAAATTCCGCGCTGGCTCGGACGCCAGCGCGGCGATAAAAAAAAACAGAGCAAATTAATTTGCTCTGTTATAACCGCTGTAATTGATTTTTAAAATAACATCATCTTTAATAGTATCCTCTGTTCCCATTGTATCCATTAGAGCGCAGACAATATCATTTTCACAATAGTCCTCACATCCTGTAAACTTCCATTCAAAACCCACAGAATCAACGCACGTTACAACATCTGTTCTATAATTCAGGTTTGTAACTTCCATACATCGCATGTAGATTGAATGTTCCTGGGCAGGGGCGCCGCCAAGAGCTGTAATAAGGGATAATAGAGCCATAATTTTTGTAAACATTTTTATTTTTTCCTCTCTCTTGATGGTTTAAGTATACTATAGATGAAATTATTTGTCAAGGATTCTTTAGAGAAACTGAGAATTAATTCTCAGTTTCTCTAAACCAAGAAGCAAGTTTAAAAAATGCTTCTTTAACAGAAAGGCAAGATACATTACCTTCATCCCAAGGGCAGCCGTAAGATTCTACATACCCCTCAGCATGACCATAAGAAAAATTATGACAAACCATGTCTCCATTATTCCAAGGGAAGCGAATCTGAAAACCATCATAAATAGGATTGATAGTGCAAGGGATATTGTCTTCAGTACAAAGATTAGCAAGATCAATAATTGGTTTAGCGTATGCGGGATTAATCATTTCTTCCATTTTTATTTTTCCTTTCTCTCTTTGATGATTTAATTATAACAGATTCCGGTTTATTTGTCAACTCTTTTCTTTTATTTTTTCCAAGCAATCTCTATCACCAAAACTTTTATTAAACATCATGAATTCTATTGCTTCCAAGTGCTTAAGAGTAACACTGTTAGGATACTTTTTTTTCTTTTCATCAAACCAAACTTTGATCTCATCTTCTGTATAAGTTTTCATTTTTATTACTTCCTTTCTTTTGATGATTTAAGTATAATAGATTCCGGTTTGTTTGTCAAGCATTATTTGTACCATGGAGCGATTTTTTTATCATCTTTCCATGCTTCGATTTCACAAGCTTCCCATTTAATTTCTTCATACTCTTCGAGGAGTTCTTCCACTGTTTCGAATTCTTCACAAACAGTTTCGTCATTCCACTTTCCTAAATCATAAGTAAGGTAAAACATTTGTTATCTCCTTTCTTATCTTCTGTATTTATTATAACAGATACCGGATAATTTGTCAATTATTTTCTTTTAATTTTATCAATAATTGCAAAAATAATAATCATAATTGCAGGATAGTGAATAAAACCAATTAAAAACCAGAACATAACCGGGTTGGTATCTAATAAGATAGCTAATCTTAACATTTTATTTTCCTCTTCTTTTCTTTTGTAAGTACATTATAATAAATAAATATTTGTTTGTCAAGCGTAAATTTTGGGATTAAAACTAATGAAAATTTGTGCAATTTTTCTATTGACAAAAATGGGCGAGGTATGTTATAATGGAGTTTCGTCGCGCGGCGGGTGCTCGCGCGACGTCCAATAAAAAAGACAGCTACTAAAAGTAGCTGTCTTTACGTTACCGCTCAGGCGGCAATGGAGAAGTAGGGAACCTTTTTTACATACTCCTTGGTAACAACACCGGTCTTGACAAGATCGGAAAGCAGATGGGTAATGCGCTGGTTGGTAAGATCAGCCATCTCCTGCACCTCTGCCTGAATCTCCTTGATGGTCTTCGGGGCATCCACTCTCGTAAAATACTCCATCAGGGTTGCTTTGAAGCCCTCATTCTCAATCTGGGTCTTGGTGGGCTTTTTAGAAGCACTTCGCTTGTTATCCAGAAGCTCGATCTCATGGTCGATGAAAGCAACCATCTCAGCGTTGTCGATAACTGCGTTACGGATTTCTGCGAACATCTCTCTCTTAGTCATGATTCATACTTCCTTTCTTTTTTGGTTTTCTTTTGTTTTTGTACCTTTATTATAGCAGATATTCAGTTGTTTGTCAAGAAGAATTTTCAAGATTTTTATTTGTTGGGGAAGTGGAAGCTGTGTTACCGCGGATACACATTTCTCACTTTCAATGACTTCATCTCTGTCGTTCTCTTGACTTTTGTAACTTTATTATAGCAGATTTTTATTTATTTGTCAAGGGGTTTTACGATTATTTTTTTGACGGTTTCCGAGGCTGTGCATTTAGTGGACGTCCGCACCTATTACCTCTCCCCTTGACAATTATAATTATAGCAGATTGTATTAAAAATACAAGTGGTAATATTGCACAAAATATTGGGAAAAAATTTGTATAATCTACCGAACAAAAATCACTTGACAAAATGTGCGGGGTGCGTTATAATTAAATTTTTCGGCGCCAGAGGAACGCTGGCGCCCCGCCATTTGTCAAGAGGGAAAATGAAAAATTCATATTAAAAATCCCTTCTAAAATAAAAATTAAGAAGGGATTTTAAAATTTTATTTTTAAAAATTGAACTTTTCCCGCACCTTCTCACGGTGCTTTTTAAACCATTCCTGCTGTTTTTCCGGGGTCTTCTCATACTCGGTAAGAAAAGTTTTTGTGATGCGATTTCCGGCCGTAGTAGCTTCCGCGTATCTTGTGGTGGTAAAATTAGAACCATCTGCCGTCTTCGCCTCATAATTTACAAGTCTCATTTTTAAATTTTTCCTTTCTTTTTTTGATGGTTTAATTATATCAGATGTTTTTGAAAATGTCAAGGGGATTTTTACATCCCTTTGAGAATTTCGATAATAGAATCAACATCAAATGCTTTTCCAGTCCAGTTAGTACGGTTTTTTTCTTCATCATCAAAAAGGATGTCATTGACGGTTTTTGCAAACATCTGTTTGGGAGTTCCATATTTTACAATATGGATTTCATCAAAGTTAACGCTTGCAAGGTGCTTTTTCAACCAATTTCTTTTAGTTTCTGTAACTGCTTTGTTATAATCATCTGTTCCGCTTTTTGACAGCCACGAGATAACGCCAATTCTGTAACCATTTCTTTGAAGCCTGTTCAGGATTCTTGCAAGAGAATTGAGTTTTACAAGAGGTTTCGCAATTTCATATGGAAGTGTATCAGAAGCAATCAGATAATCAAGCCAATTCTTGACACCGTAGAGATCGGCGATAGTTCCATCCATATCAAAGAAGATTGTAGCTGTCATTTTTTATTTCCCCTTTCCTTTTCTGTATCTTAATTATATCCCATCTCTTTGAGTTTGTCAAGCGTTTTTTGCAATCTTTTTATATTTTTATATTTGCGGTTTTCTTCACACCAAGGACATCCTCCATGATTTCTACAAGTTTTATCAACTGACTTGCTTCCAGTATAGGGTTTTCTATGCTCTTTTCCGTGCTGAATTGCTTTATCAAGTGCCATTTTATTTCCCCCTTCTTTTTTGTAAGTACATTATATCATTTTTTATTTTATTTGTCAATAGAAAAAAGATTATGAAAAATAATTTTTCATAGTCTTTTAAAATCAATCTTTAAAAACTGTTATTAAAAGAATTACGCAAATAATACCAATAAGAAAAGAAATCCATATTGGAGAAAATACCCAAATCCATGACCATGTAATTACATTAAAAAGTTTTAAAACAATGAAAACAAGAGTTAATGTATGGATAAAAGGCCAAGTGTGATAGTGTTTTTTAAATTTTCTCATTTTTTCTTCCCTTCTTTATTTTAATATATCTAAAACAATGCCATGATTCCCGCAATTATTGCAATGATAATTAGTAAAAGAATTTCCATTGTAAACCCACTAATTAGTTACATATAAGTGATTGCATTTTCTACAAAAACCGTGGTTATAGTTATAGATGCCATATGCGTACCATGCCAAAACCAACACAATCAATAAAAGCACGAATCTAATAGGAAGACCAATAAAAGGCTCAGATTTCATTTTTCTCATTTTTTCTCCTCTCTTGTTCCTTTCTGTACGTAGTATATCACATGGGCGGTCGCCTGTCAACTATTTTTTGAAAAAATATTGCACAATTTTGGGAAAAAATTGAGCAGAATCTTTGTGCAAATTGCCTATAGACAAATCTGCAAGGATCTGGTATAATTGAGGATCGGGCAGAGCCCGCGCGCCCTCGGCGCGACGAAATTTATAGAAAATTTCTATAATAGAAAAAATTAATAATAGAAAAATTCTATTATAGAAAATTTCTATAATAGAAAAAATTAATAATAGAAAAATTCTATTATAGAAAATTTCTATAATAGAAAAAATCTATAATAGAATTTTTCATCATAAGAAGAGAGGACTTTTTTAGTCCTCTTCTTCCATCTCATTTTCAATGAAGCTTTCCCATGTTCTGTATCCAGTTCTTACATAGCAGACCGCATCAAGAACCTCATTCCAACTACCACTCAGAAGATTTCTTGCAAGGTTCAGTTCCTCAGTGGTTGCAATGTTCCATTCTACCATTTGATCGTATTTCATCATCTCATTCTGTGTCATTTTGTTTCTCCTTTCCTTTTCTGATTATATTATATCAAATGGTAAGATATTTGTCAAGCTTTTTTATTCAATTTACTTTGTATTCTTCAAAAAAGATGAGAGACTTTACAGTCTCTCATCAATCCATGCCTGAGCCTGTTCCTTAGAAGAAAAAGTCTTTCCCTGAGCTTCTGTAGCAATGTTGTAGATTTTGGAAGTCCATGTAAATTTTGGACCTGTCAGGCGAATCATGTATGCAGTCCCATTATTAATTGTGTAAATTTTTAACATTTTTTTATCTCCTCTCTTGTTTTCTGTACTTATTATATCATAGGCTTTTTGATCTGTCAAGAACTTTTTTTATTTTGGAAGAGGTTTTTAACCCTCTTCCCATTCCTCAGGAGTGATTCCCGCTTCTCTAAGAAGATCTGCAAGGCTTGCTCCGGCGATAACCATTATTTCAAGTTCTGTCATTTTTTTGTTCCCCTTTCTTTTTCTGATTGTATTATAACGCGGATCAAATTATTTGTCAAGCTTTTTTAAAATTTTTTATAAAAAAAAGAAGCCTTTTTTAGGCTTCTTTTTCAACTTCCATCCAGACTGTTGCCCAGTGTGACCGCTTAAAATCAAGGTAGTTAATTGCAAGTTCTCTGTTTTCAGTTGCCATTCTCAAAACTGTATCTTTTCCGCATTTTTCATAAACTTTGTAAGTCATTTTCTTTCTCCTTCCTTGTTTGTACCCTTATAATATACTATTCCTTTTATTTTGTCAATAATGGGAAAGCAAATTTTTTTCTAAAAAATTGCATTTTTTCTCTTGACAAGTTGATTGTATGTGTGATATAATTTTTCGGCAGTTACTGATCGAGTTCGTTAAAAATTTAATAATGTTTTTACTAAAAAAAAAGAAGCTTTTCAGCTTCTTTCTTTAATAAGATGGTAAATTTTTCCGCTCACTCCCTTCCATACTTCATAGGTTATTCCGTGATGGTTGGTTTCTGTTCTTTGATAAATGGCGCATTCAGAAAGAACATTTGTTTCGATGGGAAGGATTCCCATTTCTTCCATTTCACTCCAGAGCATTTCTTCTTCAAATCTATTCATCATTTTTTATTCCCCTTTCTTGTTTCTTTCTGATTGTATTATATCATCTGCATAGTTAGTTGTCAATCATTTTTTTTGCAATTTTGATATTTTTTTTTGGAAACCTACCGATTTTATTTATCGGTAGGTTTTCCCATTTTATAAGGCTGAATTTTTACAAGGCGGATGATTCCATCGACTTGTTCCCAGACTTCTCGAACAACTGTTCTCAGCTCTCCACCGAGTTTGTCAATTTCCAAAGCAGTTTCGAACATCTGTTCTTCAGTCCCCATTCCTACTTTAGAAAAAGAACCGTTTTTATCCATGAAAGAGATTGAATAAGTATAAGTCATTTTTTTATCCCCCTTGCATTTATTTGTTTATCAATTTCTGTAGTAATAATATCACATCTATTTTAATCTGTCAATCATTTTTTTCATTTTCATAAAATGAATATTTATACATTCGTTAATTTTTTAACAATCTTCAGTCTATTAACGTGTTAAAGTGTTGCAGTTTAAAGCGTTAAAGTATGTTATTTTTTTAACAATTTTAGTGCTGTAATACGTTAAAGTTTTAATACAATAATGCTTTAATGTGGTAAAGTGTATTAATTTTTTAACAATTTTACTACTGTAATACGTTAAAATATTACTGCATTAACACTTTAAACTGTTACGCTTTAACGCGTTAAAGAGTTTGCCCGCTAGCATAGTAAAGTATTAACGCGTTAATGTGTTAAACTGTTATACTTTAAAGTATTAAAGTTTTAATACTTTAATACATTAACGCGTTACTTCTTTAATACTTTAACGCGTTAAAGTGTCAGCTTGCTAACATAGTAAAGTGTGTTAATTTTTTAACAATCTTGCTACTATCATAGCTTTAATACTTTAATGTGTTAAAGTGAAAAAACTGCACAATTTTAGGAAGATAAATTTGTACAAAATTACCACAAAGTTAGTCTTGACAAACTGCAACCATGTGTGGTATAATTTTTTCGGCCTCCCCCCGGCCGCCTGCGTTTGTTATTTTTTTAACAATCCATGTACTGTAATAAATAAAAAAAGAAGCTTTTCAGCTTCTTTTTATGCAATGTATCCTGTCATTCTTGAATTGTGGATCCCTACCCAATCACACAGCTTTTCGAAGTCTTTCTTTTTCAGATTTTTTTTAGCTTCATCAAGTGTCCAAACAACTTTAGTAACTGTGTTATCTTTATTAAAGAATGTAATATAAGCTTTCATTTTATTCCCCTTTCTTGTTTCTTTCTGATTGTATTATATCATCTACGTAGTTAGTTGTCAACTATTTTTTTCACACTTTCAATTCTATCATCATAGATATTGTCTACTGTTCCTAATGAGTTCATTGTAAGTTTAACTTTATCACCTTTGTAATACTGTCTCTCATCATCCTCGAACTCCCATTCTTCTTCAAACGTATCCTTGACTGTTACAACATTCTCATAGACTGAAATGACTGTTGCTATTTTGGTGTAATGTGTTTCATACCATGAGCAACCACAAAAGATAGTAAGGAACAAGATCGCCGCAAATACCTGTGCAAAAAATTCTTTAATTTTTTTAACAGTTCTTCTTTTCATTCTACTTACTTCCTTTCTTTTGATAATACAATTATAACAAAAGACTTTTACATTGTCAAGATAGAGAATGATAGAAATTTTCTATCATTCTCTATTCTCCTTCTCTGCTCTATTTGAATTAAGTTTAATCCATCTAACTGAAGTTACATTATAAGTCCTTGACAGTCTTCTAATAAACTCTTTTATTAACCTAACATTGTTTGTTTTCTTGTAGATCATTTTTGTATGATTTAACTGTATTACAACTAAGTATTCAGTCATTACTCTTTCGCTCCTTTCCTTTTCTCTTGACTTAATAATAGCACACCTTATTTACTTTGTCAACAGACAAAATGCACAAAAAATTATAAAGATTTTTGTATACTTTTTTTCTTGACTTTTACTTTTTCATTGTTTTATTAGTTATATTGCACAAATAGAGTGACTCATCTTTGTGCAATCTGCCTATTGACAACCCCACTCCTTCATGCCAATAGGCAGATTGCACAAAAATAAAAAATTTTTTTGTGCATTATGACGAATAAGCACAAAATTTGGGAAATGTCAAGTAGTAATATTGCACAAAAAATCCAGCGAAAAATTGTGCAATATTACTACTTGACAAAACAGCGGCGCAAAGTGCTTAAAAGCGCGCCGAGCAAATACGTAAATCATATTATAATTAAAGAAAAATTTTTTTTAATTAAAGCTAAAAAAGATAATGAAATAAATATTAAATTTAATTCATTATCTTTTTATTTGTCTAACAATTGACTGTAATTAATGTTGTTTTGTTTGGCGGTCAATTATTTTATTAAGGGCTGCCCGCCTATGGATTTATCCAAGGCTCTTTGAATTTTCTCAAGGTAGTTAATATACCGGGGGGTGTATTTTGGGAAGAAAATTTTTTGAAATTGTTAAAATGATTTGGTCTCCACATTTCTCTCTCCAAAAGCATTTTTGAATCGAAAAAACGATCTCTCTCCAAGACCATTATCAAATCAAAAAAAACGAAATTATTTTCTCTCTCCAAAAATATTTTTCAATTTAAAAAACGATTTAACAAAAAGAAATTGAATGAAGAACTTTTCCTGTCCCATATAAAGGATTACCAGCTAAATATTCTTTAGAAATATATCTTCCCCATAATATAAAATTTACATTTTCTTTTTCTACCGATTCAATAAAACCTATAACCGCACCATTATTTAAAATAGGAGTATATTTATCATCTTCTTTATATTCTCCATTATTTTTAAAGCATCCTTTAATTATTTTTTCCATATTAATTTTCTTCCACACTCTGGGCAATATTTTGGATAATACTCTGATCTTCCCTCTCCAGATGCCCAAAGAATATATTTTCCATTATGTTGAATTCCAAAATTTAATTGAGTCCAATTATCATCACTACCAATAGATATACTATCATCAATTATATTATCACTATATCCAAGATAACCAGATTCTTTATTATTAATTTTAATTAATGTACAAAAACATTTATTAAACAAATTTACCACTCCTCATTTTATTTTTAAACTATGCACACAATTAGGTGGAATAAATTCATTATATGCCCAATCTATCATTAAATTAATGTCCTGTGTAGCCAACATTGTTTGCAAAGTTTCAAGAGCCTTCTCTAAAGTATAAGCTTGCGGTTTTCGCTTCCAATACCTTATTTTATCCCATCCCGCGGAAAAGCCATCTTAATTGTTTCTTGCAAACTTATATTTTCCCACATTTTTTCATTTTTCATTATTTTATTCTCAGATTGCCATAAAGCAAATTTTGCATTAGCTAATTTTTGCTCTATTTCCATTCTTTCTTTTGTTTTTAAATATTGATAATCATCCCATGTAGCTTTATCAACTTTTATCCATCCATCTTCAACACCAGTAATTAAATA